TCGTACAGTCGCAGAGTCCGACGCTCGTACAGTCGCAGAGCCCCACGCTTCAACAGTCGCAGAGTCCGACGCTCGTACAGTCGCAGAGTCCGACGCTCGTACAGTCGCAGAGCCCCACGCTTCAACAGTCGCAGAGCCCCACGCTTCAACAGTCGCAGAGTCCGACGCTCGTACAGTCGCAGAGCCCCACGCTTCAACAGTCGCAGAGTCCGACGCTCGTACAGTCGCAGAGTCCGACGCTCGTACAGTCGCAGAGTCCGACGCTCGTACAGTCGCAGAGCCCCACGCTTCAACAGTCGCAGAGTCCGACGCTCGTACAGTCGCAGAGTCCGTAATTAAATAACCTATATTTGTTGAAATATTAACATAGATTAAATGCTCATTACATAATTCTTGCCCCAATTCAGCTAATAATGGACAGTCAATAACCTTGTTGTCACAGCAATAATTGAAATTATCAGTTATGACTTTAAATAACTCAGCAAATGTTTCAGACTTAAATGCTCTTTGATATTCTGATTGACACGCAGAAGCTTCTTTTGCTCTTTTTACGATTTCAGACTTAAAGTCTATAAATTTTTGGTTTTCCATTGGTTCTATTTTTATTTTGAGTTAATTATTTCTTCAATTGTGTCGTCTTTTTGTGGTATTTCTGTTTTAGGACATTCTCTATAGAAATAATGCAATGCGTGGTATAGTTCAAAAGTTGCTTCTTCGCTTAAGGAGAGTCCTGTTGTTTTTACTTTTCCTTTGCAGGATAGATGGCTTTTGATTATACCTTTTCCAACTTCTTTAGTCAACGCCTTAAAAATCAAAACATTCTTTTTAGACAGATTACCAGTTTTCTTATTTGAAATTGGTTTAATAATATCAATACGTCTGTTGCTTGATTTTATTTTAACTCCATTATTGCTTACAGTTATTTTCATGATTAATACATTATTAGTTTAACATTATTTAAAGCGCAGAACACTTCTGCCTGGCTATGTAACTGGTCAATGTAGAATTTGTCGTCTCCGTAGTCAACGTCTTTGTTGCTGAACTTTTGCACGTAAGATAAAAAACCTTGCAACTCGTCATTGATACAAAGCACACCAATAATATCAATACCAGCGATTTCAATTAGATGGTTAGTGTTTGATAGGTTTACTGTTAGATTTAGGTAAAAGAATTTGTCTTTTAGAGTTGCAAGTGCGCCGCTCTTAAATTCTACTTGTTTTATAATAACGCGGTTTTCGTCATATTCAATGAATGCTAACAGACCGCCATACCAAGCATATAAGCTAATGGTTCGTTCGTCAAAATTGTGGTTTACTTTCATAATGTTTTTAGTTATATCTACGGAGCAAATGTAAGACGTTTTTTCGTTCCACCAAAACATTTCGCAAAAATCTGATAAAAAATGTGAAAGTTATATCAATTGCGGTTTTTTTATCGAGTTAAAAACACTTCACGACGATATAACGATTCAGTGTGATTGATTGCGAAGATGACTATAAAGTTATATCGTGTTTTTAAAACCATGTCAGATTCACAATACCACAATTCCGACGCTTGGCAAAGGTTTTTTTGTTATATCGTTAGTCTGGGTCGATTTTTGAACCTTTCACAACGCCGGCAATCAACCGGAAATACCCGGCAAGAAGACGTTACATAGCAGTTGATGTAGTGAAATGGAGTTGCGTGGCCATCTACTACTACGACATCCGGCCGCTAGGCACGGTACCGGAAGGCGTTACATAGCAGTAGGTGGAGTGAATCTCTAGAGAAGTTACCAGGCTAATACTATAGGTAGAATCTCCACTACTACTCCACTGACCAACCCCTCCATAACCGCACACACAGGCCTGGTGTCGTAGTAGTTGAACAAAACGCCTACTCCACTAACTACAACAACTCATTGATACCTAGATAGATAGATGACTTAAACCTACTACTACCTACTCCACTGATGAGTTATATCTATCACGACCGATATAACTAATAAGACGACTGACTCAGTGGCAAGTGTTGTCTTATTGTCTGAATGATATAACTATCACAACTAACTGTCTGAATCGTTTAGTTACTTTGCTCGATTTCCTGTTTGGTCGCAATATGTTACGCACTTCAATTCACATCAACTGAGCACAGATTTCAGCCTTGTTATGTAGACCGTTAAGAATTTTTGTATATTTGTAAAAATAACAAAATTATCAACGTCCGGCACGCCTTTAACCACGAGTCTTCCGGTCATTACGTAACCAAACATAACCAAATCAATGGCAGACTTGAATAAAGAAGAGTTCGCGGCAATGTGTCATACCACTGTTGCAATCATCAACACAAACATCAATCGTGAAAAGATTGTGTATGATAAAAAGGCAAAATTAATTGATTCAGACGACCCATTAAACAAAGCATTTTTCAGAAAGTATATGTCAATGTCTGAACAGAAAAAGATTAGAGTTCCAAAAGATGAAGACATAGCAAAACTGTATGACAAAGTGGTTCAAAAAGCCACTGCTGATGTTGAAACACAACAAAAAGAAACCAAACGAGCCAAGCAACACGACAAGTCACAGAAGAATGTTGACATGGCTGAACGTAAATTGGCCGCTGATACGCTGTTACAGGAAGCGAAAGCAGAAAAGGAACAAATGAACCTTCAAAAACTGGCTGGTAAATTAATTCCGGTTGATTTAGTGTTTGCGATTTTAAACATTCACAATCACGACATATTTGCCACTTTTCAAAACGACGTTGAAAACCTTGCATCAGTGTACTGCGATATCTTGGCAGGCGGTGACCGTAAAAGACTGGCAGAGATAACGGGTAAGTTGAGTGAAAAGCTAAATGATTCAGTAACTCGCGCAAAGGATGTGGCGTTATCAAGTTTAGAAAATGCAATTGAAGATTACCGTGAAACAAGAAGCCGCGGTGAAAGTAAATAAAAGGAAAGCTGATGCCTGAAGTAAGCATAAATTTAATTTAAAAAATCATGAGTAAAACTATTGGAGAAAAAAGGGTGAGAACAGATTTCAACCCTGGCAACAATGACACGGTTCAAAATTTAAAAGAAAAATTCGCTCATCTAATTAATGATGTTGAAGAATTAAAATCATTTAAAGTACCTGGTCCAGGCCCAACAACTGACGGTGAAAAATTACGTTTGATTTCACTTGCTCAAACGGCGCTTGAAGAAGCGTGTATGTGGACAGTGAAAGCCGCTACGGCTTAATTGACTTTAAAGGGCGGGGTATATTACTCGCCCTTATTTTTTTTGAAGAAATTATGGGAATAGAAGATATTTGGCTTGATAAGATGCGTGATTTTCACGACAAACTATACCAATATAAGACGGTTAAAGCAGTACCGTCTGAGTGGGTTGAAAAAAACATTATACTAACAAATGAGGTTTCAAGATTCAGCGGACGATTTAGCTACGACCTGTCGCCATACGCTCGTGAAATTATTGACCATTTACATCCATCCAACCCGTCCAGAGTTGTGACGGTAATGAAGGGGGCTCAATCAGGAATTACGCAAGGGGTAATCGTGCCTGGTATGGCGTGGATTATTGATGAGCATCCTGACAATTTTTTATTCACTGCTTCAGACAAAGAGATAGCCAAAAAAACCATCGTACAACGTTTTGACCCACTGATGCGTTCAAGCGGACTAAGTCATTTGATTAGACCAAATGTCATACGAGCAAAAGGCCAGCGTTCAGGTGACACTGACTTTTCAAAAGAGTTTGCTGGCGGAAATGCAATCATCGAGGGAACGAACAATGCAGGTAAGTTCAGGTTCTTTTCTGTGAAAACTGTTTTTATGGATGATTTCGATAACGCACCTAGAGCCGATAAGACAGAGGGGTCAATTCGTAAGCTGGTTGAGGGACGTCAAACTTCATACGGTAATTTGGCGAAAACTTATTATGTGAGTACACCAACAATCACGCAGACATCAAATGTTTATGAGATGTATATGCAAGGCGACCAAAGGAAATGGCATTGGCCCTGTCCTGATTGTGGTGTTTATGTGCCAAGTGAATGGCAAATTAAACTTGAAGACGGCAGTTATGCTGGAATCGTTTGGGAATTGGACGAGCAAGACAGGTTAATTAAATCAAGTGTGGCGTTTAGATGTCCAGAATGCGGCTACAGAATCACGAATCAAGAGAAGCATGATTTGAATATATTGGGAAAATGGATACCTACTGCTGAGCCAGAGGATGATACGATAATAAGTTACTACATGAACTCACTAATTATTCCGCCGGGCTTTATTAATTGGGTTGATTTGGTTAAGGAGTGGCTGAAAGCAGTACCGCCAAAGGGGAAAATCAATGTTGATTTGCTGAAAGTTTTCAACAACGTTCGTCTTGGTTTGCCGTTTGAGGAGATTGGTGAGATTCCAAAAATCATGCAGTTAATGGAAAACGTTCGTGATTATAAATTGGGTTACATTCCTGATGTGACTTCTGAAAAGGATGGCAACGGTGAGATTGTTTTGATAACGTTAGCGGCTGACTTAGGTGGTATTATGAATAGTGAAGTTGAGGACGTTCGAATTGACTGGGAGATTGTAGCCTGGTCAGCCAACGGAGCAAGATACGGAATCAATCAGGGAAGCTGTGGTACTTTTAAACGTAACTTCAAGAAAAACAAAAAAGAAAAGGATGATGATTTTGACCGTGAAAGATATACTTATATGCACGGAATGAAAAACAGCGTTTGGCCGTTGCTTGAGGAAATTATCAAAGGCGATATACCAAGTGAATCAGGTAATACCTACAATGTGAAGTTGAGTTTGGTTGATACCGGACACTTTACACAACAGGCCTATCAGTTTGTTAAGTCGTGTCACAGCGGAGCCAATTGGGTTTTTGGTGTTAAAGGTGTGCCTGAACAAAATTACAGACGTGATTCAAAAGATGTGGCCGCTGTTAAGAAATCACCCAACGTTGCCAATTTATATTTGCTTGATGTTGAACAGCTGAAAGATAAATTAGCCGCCAATATGAAGTTACGTTTGAGTGATGACGGAACGCAAGAGGATGGCTTTATGAATTTCCCACAACCTGAAAAAGGAAAGTATTCGTTGAAAGGATATTTCAAACATTTTGAAAGTGAGACACGAAAAGAAAAAACTGAAAACGGAGAATCAGTTGGCTTTAAATGGGAAAAGAAAAACTCAACAGTTGAAAATCACTTTTGGGATATAAGTGTGTATAACGATGCGGCGCGATATGTGTTTATAGATTTAATCAAACGCACGAATCCAACCAAATACAAAGACTTGAATTGGGCCACGCTTGTTGAGTTGGTTTTAGGTTTTGCAAAATAAATTTGGTTGAATGAAATCTTTTTGTAAATTAGCATTGAAGTAATAAAATTTTTTTCATGATGATGTGAAAAGACCCAGATAAAATTATTCTGGGTCTTTTTTTGATTAGTTGATACCTTTTTTTGTAAGTTTGTGAGATTATGGAATGCACTGTCAAAGAATATATTCAATCCAAAGCCAGTCTTGATTTAAAGATTGCCGCAATAACGTCGCTGATAGACAACATGCTACTTTCAGCCATTGACGCTATCGATACCAGCGGAACTGCTTCATATAGTATGGACGACGGTCAAATGAAAGTGACGACTGAATATCGTAGCATAGAACAAATCACGAAAGGAATTTTAGCTCTTGAAAAAATTCAACAAGTATATATCAACAGACGAAACGGATACGTTACGGTTCTACGAAGCCGCTTAAATTATTAAAATATGAATTTAAAATTTTGGCAAAAAAAGCCCACAAAAGTAACAGCTGAATTGGTTGACGAGCAAATGTCGTCATCACAACCAAGTTCAGTCCTGTTTATAGGTGGAGGGCGGGTTGGATATAATCCAATTTTGCATGACGTCTTTGATGGAGAAAAAACGCCAGGTGAACTTGGTGCCGTTTATGACACGTTGCCTGACCATTTAAGGTTGAGACTTCGTGCTTATGATATGAATTTGAAAACTGACATTATCAAAATCATAACAGGAAAATTCTTCAAATGGGTCATTGGTAGTGGCTTAAAACTTCAAGCCGAGCCAGATGAAAATGTTTTATCGATGAGCGGTATTACAATTGATGCGGCAAAATTCAAAAAAGATGTTGAAGGACTGTTTAATTTATACTCAAGTTCTAAATATAGTGACTATCATCAAAAAGATTGGCTTCATGAAAAGGCATCAGATGCTTTTAAAACCAGCTTTTTAGGTGGTGACTGTTTATGTGTAATTAGATTTAACAAATACGGACCAAACATTCAAGTAATTGACGGTCAACAAGTGTCGACGCCATTTGATGAAAAAGGAAAGGTAGAAGGAAATATTATTAAAGCCGGAATTGAGCTGGATAAGTCAGGAAAACACGTGGCATTTTGGGTTTCGGCCTGTAAAGATGAAACTGGTTCCATTGGACATACTAGAATTGAAGCAGAAAACTCAAACGGGAACTTGGTGGCGTGGATGATTTACGGAAACAAAGAACGTATTGACCATCACAGAGGTATTCCAATGATTTCGTCAATTCTTGAAAAAGTTGCCAAGCTGGACAGATTTGTTGAAGCGTCTGTAAGTAAAGCAGAGCAAACAGCGAATGTCGTTTACGCATTTAAGCACAAATCAGAATCAACAGGTGAAAACATATTAACTCAATCATTAAGTTCAAAAAGAAACGACGGTGATGCAGAGGAATCAGTGTATGAAAAATCAGGTCGTACGGCGGCAATGTTACGCCAAACAACTTCATCAACAGTTTTAAACTTAACGCCTGACAGTGAATTACAGGCTTTAGCTAATGCAGGTGAAACATCGTTTAATGAATTTTTTAGAGCGATTTTTGTGTGCTTATGTGCATCAATTGACATACCTGAGGAAGTTGCTTTACAAAAATACGAACAAAATTATTCAAGTTCTCGTGCCGCGATTAACGGTTGGGAACATATTGTTGAAATCTATCGTCAAAAATTTTCAAAAAAGTTCTACGAACCGTTTTACAGAGCTTGGCTTGAATGGCAAATCCTTACTGATAAGATTTCAGACGACGGATTCTTACGTGCAAAAGCTGAAGATGATGTTATGGCGATGGAAGCTTATTTCAATGCACGATTTACAGGCAAGAAAATGCCACATATTGACCCACTAAAAGAAGCGAAAGCGATTAGAGCCATGCTTGGTGAAGACGTTACTGCTTTAATCAGTTTTGAACAAGCTACTGAAATGCTTGGCGCTGGAGATTGGATGTCAAATTACAAAAAATTCCTTGAGGAACGAAAAATCGCACCTTTACCAATAGTAGAAAATGAAACAGACAAAAACAACGGCAAAAAACCAAGCGTGGGCTCAGCACCTAAGAAGTAGAGTAGGCGATACTGTATCGCATCTAGATTCGACTTGGATAAACTTGAACGGCAAAAATTCAGAACCAAGTATTGGTGATGATTGGTTAATGGTTGAACCGCCAGCCAGCGGTGCTGGTTTTGTGCAATATAAACAGACATTTGTATCAGCAGGTGCGCCATTCAACATAACTGCTGGAGCGACCGTCTTATTTGCAACTATAAACCAAGTACCAACATTTAATTTTAGTCAAGTAGGCGTCGTGGTAACAGTTGCTGACGCTATCGCAGATGATACTGTTGATTTTTACGGAACAATAAACATATAAAACCAAAATAACATGAAAACAAAATTGATTTTTTTAATGCTTTTAACGAGCTTTTTGTCCTTATCGCAGAATAAACCTGCGAGATTTGTGAATGGCGTTCAAACTCCCGGCGTCGTTCCTTCAACTATTGGAACGGGAGTTGGAATCAATACAACTGACCCGCAAGGAATTCTTGATATTCAATCAACTGATTTAACGCTGTTAATTCCAAGAATGACAACCGTTCAAAAAGCGGCCATCACACTTAAAGAGGAGTCATCATTGATTTATGACTTAACCTTACATTCATTTCAGTATTGGGACGGAACTGTTTGGACCAATTTAGGCGGCGGAGGCTCACAAAACCTCGAGCAAGTGTTAACAGAGGGAAACGAAAGCACGACAAAAGATGCTATATTCCGTTTAGACGCTGATAAATATTTAAAGATAAACCGAGCAGACCAAAGAATTGAGTTTTGGGATGAAAGTATTGATGAGTTTAGTTCTGTTTCATCTTGGAACAAATCAGAGTTTATTTTAAACGACGGGACTATATCAAACACCATTACTACAAGTGGAATTGCCGTTACTGAAACTGGCGGTAACTCTATTGAAGTTACAAAAGATGTAATAGGTATTGTAGATGATTTAGGAAATTTAGTTAATTTAACTCCCGGAATATTAGCAATATCTAACGGAATTGATGTTTTAGAAATATCTACCACAAAAATAACCCTAAACGGAGTAAATTACCCATTCCCAACAGGAGCAACAAGTCCTTTAGCAACTTTAGCGGATATAACGGGCGGAGCAACAAATTTAGGCTACACGGCATCCCCAACAAACGGAATAGTTACAAGCGATACAGGCACGGATGCAACGATTCTATTAGCAGACGGCACAAATTCGGGGTTATTAAAACCAGCTAAATACACCGTTTTAGAAAATACAAGCGGGACGAATACAGGTGATAACGCTACCAATACACAATATAGCGGATTAGCATCAAGCAAACAAGATACTTTAGTAAGTGGGACGAATATTAAAACCATAGAAGGAAATTCTCTTTTAGGTAGTGGAAATATTGATTTGTCAAAATCGGATGTAGGACTTTTAAACGTTGATAATACAAGCGATGCAAATAAGCCTGTTTCAACAGCAACACAGACAGCTTTAAATTTAAAGTCAAACATCGCAAGCCCAACTTTCACAGGAACAGTTACAACACCCGCTATAATTATAAGTTCAGAAACGGCTTCGAGAATAGCCTCGTTTGACGCTTCAAAAAACGTTAAAAGTTTAGATACCGCTACTTATCCAAGTTTAACAGAATTGGCTTACGTAAAAGGCGTTACAAGTGGTATTCAAACGCAAATAACCACAAACGCCACTAATATAGACACAAAGCAAAGCAAGATATCAACAATGGCTTTAACAAGCGCATACGCACTCACAAACACAACGTCTTTGCAAAAAGCGTTTAACGTAGGGATTAGCGGTAATGGAGCTTTTAACGCAACCTTGAACAAGTTGTATCGTTTTAAAGCACTTATAAATATGACGGGGTTACCCGCTTCAGCATCAACTATATCATTTGGATTTTTAGGAACGGCAACAATCACAACTACTTATACGGCTTTAGGAGCTAAAGCAAGTACTTTAGCGGGTGGCAACAACCCTAACTTATATGTTATTCAAACCACAGCAAGTTCAGTTGTGGCTTCAAGTTCAGGTGCAGTGACGGGCAAACTTATGATTGACGGTATTATAAGATGCACGGGAGCGGGTACGGTTATCCCCTCGATTTCTGTTTCGGTAGCTGGTGCAAGTATGCAGGCTGAAATTGATAATTTTTGTGCGTTTGAAGAGTTAGGCTCCAACACGCTAACAGCAACCAGCGATATTGATTAATAATTAAATCAGAATTTTTAACCTTTAATATTTATAAAAATGGAAAACTTTTTTCAAACAAAATGGGGCTCAATGCTCAAGGCTTTTTTAGGAATGATTCTTGCTTACATGATGGCCAACGGAGGGACTTTGGCTGCATTAGGCTTGTCAGCTTGGCTTGGCGCACTTGGAGTAGGTGTCGTAGCACTTTTAATCAAATGGTTGACAGGAGAAACAACCGGATTTTTCAACACCTGGTACGGTGGTCTTTTGAAAACTTTTATTCTTGTCAGTTTAGGTTACATTGTTGAACATCAAGGATTTGTTGGATTGAATATTGGCGCATTATTGAACGCTGGTATTGTTGCAGTGATTACAGTTATTGTCAATCAGTCTAATCCAGGTGATACAAGATACGGAACCGTCAGAGCATAATTAATCAAACCGCCTTTCGGGGCGGTTTTTAAAAACCTACTAAAAAAAATGGAAGACACTTTTGATAAAAAACCATTCACTGTTAGTTTAAGCCTTTTAATCACAATAATATCATCAACAATTATGTTGACTTTTGTGATTGTGTCTTTTTATTTTGAATCAAAAATCGAACAATCAGAAGAAGTAACAGCAACAAGGCAAGAAGTTAGTCAAGTAAAACAGCAAATTGAAATCGTCTCAACAACCTTAACAAACGTCGTCAACAATCAAAATGACATGAAAAGCAAATTCAACTATCGATTTAAAATTGACAGTACTCAAATTCAAGGTTTAGTTGAAGATGTTCACGAGTTAAAATATTACGCACAAAGAAATCAAGGCTCTTTAAACAGTCAAAAAGGATATTCATATAACGATAAATAAATAAAATCATGGAATTAAACCTAAAAAGATTACACAAAACGGCACACGAAACAATTGGTGAGCTATATGTTGACGGAGTTTTTGAATGTTACACGCTTGAGGACAAAGAACGTGAAGTTAAAATTAAGAGCGAAACAGCTATTCCAAAAGGAACCTACAAAGTTATAATCAACATTTCAAACAGATTCAAAAAAACAATGCCACTATTAGTTGACGTACCAAATTTTGAAGGAATTAGAATTCATTCAGGAAACACCAATCATGATACTGAAGGGTGTATTTTGGTTGGTAAAACAAGGGGTGATGATTACATTGGTGGCTCTAGAGTTGCTTTTGCTAAATTAATGGAAAAATTGAAAAAAGCAAAAAGCATTTCAATCACAATATCATGTTTTTTACTGTTTATGTTTTGTTCGTGCGGAGCTCGTAAACGTGACCAAACTAAAGTTGTTGAGGATTTAAAAACATCTTCACAAACAACAATGGTTGACACTACGAAAACCAAAAAAGCAAAAACCAAAAATATCAAAAAAACTGTTACAACCAAAAAGAACGACAAAACCAAAACAACGATTAAAACAACGGTTCAAGAACCTATTGACGGTTCAAAGCCAGGTATAATTGAAAATCCTGATGGAACCAAAACTGTTTTAAATAATTCAAAGCAAACAACAACAAAAACAGAGGTTTTAAACGATAAAAAAGAAACCAAAGCAAAAGACATCAAGCAAGACGAATCAGACGGAGAAATTGAAGATAAAGGCCTGTCAGGCTCGACTGCTGATAAAAGCGACGGCAACAAGTCAGCCGAAGAAAACCATGTTGATAGAAAAGGCGTTTCGTTTTCAACTATTTTGTGGTTAATTTTGATAATCATACTGTTACTGATATGGATTTTTAGGAAAAATATTCCGTATGTGAAAAATCTTTTCATAGATAAGTCTTTGAATCAATAATTTTATATATATTTGTGATATGATAAATTTTGCACTTGCCAAAGAGATATATGGCTTAACGCCGTGGATGATGGACTTACAAAGTCTTCCAGCCATGTCGTCAATTCTACAGGATATCAAACGTGGCGTAAGATTTGAACAGGTTGAAGAAAAACTGAACAGCATTCAATTGTATGACTTCAAAAATGACGTTAAAATAATTGATAGAGAATATCATTTAAACAATAATTTGGATTTTGAAGCGATTGCAATCGTTAATTTGAACGGACCAATTACTTTGAGCGGCGGAATGTCAACTGAAGGAATGGAGCAAATTTCATCCAAAATGTTACGAATGAATCAAGATGATAGAGTTAAAGCGTTTTTGTTTCTTGGAAACAGTGGCGGTGGCTCAAGTTCGGCTGTTGAAGTAATGTCTGACACTATAAATGAAGTCAAAAAAACGAAGCCAGTTTATATGTTAGTGACCAAGGGCGGAATGTTAGGTTCAGCCGCATATGGTATTGGCTCAGCAACTGATAAGATTTACAGTGAGTCAGGAATGAATATTGTAGGTTCAATTGGAACAATGATTCAATTTGAAGGCAAGGAAGCAAACAGCACTGACAAGGACGGAACTAAAAATATCAGATTATATGCAACCAAATCAGTTTTGAAAAACAAAGGATTTGAGGAAGCTTTAAATAATGATAACTATACGGTTTTAATTGATGAACTTTTAGACCCAATAAACGAAAATTTTATTGAAATGATTTCAACAAACAGACCAGCAATCACATCAACAACGTTTGATGATGGCGCTGTTCACTTTTCAAAAGATGTAGTTGGTTCATTTGTTGATGGCATTGCTTCATTTTCAGAAGTAGTTGAATTCATTAAAGCTGACACAAAATTTTCAAACAACAATAAGGAGGAATTTCGAACAAGTACTAATAATAAAAATAATGTAAAGATGACAAAAGCAGAATTCAAAACTGCCAATCCAACTGCTTACGCTGAAATCGTCGCAGAAGGAATCGCCCAAGAAAAAGACAGAGTTGGTGCGTGGATGGCTCATGCTGATACAGACATTGCGTCCGTTAAAGCGGGTGTTGAAGGCACCGAAACACTTTCACAAACACAAAGAGAAAAATTCTTTGTAAAACAGAACTCCAAAAACAAGGTTTCGGCTATTGTTGAGGAATCAGCTGATGACGTCAATCCTGACGAATCATTAACTGATGTGAAAAAAATTGCTAACCAGAAAAAGGACGCTGAAATAAAATCAGCATTTGGATTCGAATTAACTTAATCGCAATGGCAAGAGTAATTAGAACAACACAGAGAAACGCTACTAGAAATCAATCTACTGTAGACTTTCAAAGAGAAAATCTGTTCCTGTTTGGTAACAGATATTCAGAAGCGGTTTTTAACAACAACACAGGTGATAACTTGAATGTAGAGTCAGGAATCCTTGTTATTAGAAACACGGCGGCGGCGGCGCAAATTTTGCCAACAACCAATTTAACTTTAGCGAGTATCATTGGTATATTAAAATATGACGGTGAAAGCGTGTTGGAAGACGCAGATACTACCAATGTAAATTATTGCACGAGTGGTGATATTGACGCTGGTCTTATTGTTTTTCCTGCTGGAGTGACTTTAAACACAGTCGTTGGCACCAAGATTTTAAAAGATGTATTAACTGACCTTGGATTCGTTTTGTTTAACGTTGAAGAAGGTTCAAATTTCGATAACTAATTATGATATCAATTCAAGAACATAGTGCTACCATAGCCAAGAAAGTTGTTGGTAAATTTATTGAGGATATTCCGGTAAGAGCTGGATTTGCCGCATTGTTTCCAACAGTAACAACACCAACTCTATATGTAGATGTTGAAGTTGAAAGAGACAGTGACCTAATTTCAGTTGACGTACAGCGTTTCACTGAAGGAAACAAAAACAAATACACTAAATCAAGCGAACATACATACGTTCCGCCTTTTCACAAAGAGGACTATGACTTTGCACGTGATGAAGTTTATTTGAATACAGTTGCTTTAGGTGTTACAGATGCGGCAGGAGCCAACCAGGCTATTGCTCAAAACGCATTGAAAAACATCAGAAAAAACCGTAAGAAAATTGAACGTGCAATCCGTAAACAACAGGCTGACGTTTTACAAACAGGAATCGTGACGTTGAAAAACGGCGATAGTATTGATTACAGACGTAGAGCTGAATCAATTGTTGATATTGATGTTGCTGGTATTTATTGGAATGTAGCTAACTCAAATCCAATGACGGATTTGGCCGCGGCTATGACGTTCTTACGTGACACCGGAAACTCAAACTCTGCCACTATCAATGTGGTAATGAGAACTGACGCCATGACTGCTTTCTTGGCCAACGCCAAGGTTAGAGAATTAGCTGAGGTTCGTAGAATCAACAGAATTGAAATCGATATGCCACAATTTAGTGAAGCTACCGGAATGGCATTCCATGGTCAAGTTAGTGCTGGTGACTGGGTTGTAAATCTTTGGACTTATAATGAGAAGTACACTGATAAAACAGGCGCCGTCAAATATTACTTGACACGTGAAAACGTGATTGTATTGCCAGGTGATTTTGAAGGTAAAACAGTATTTGGTGGTCTTCCGTATATGCGTGAAACCAACATCGGAGGCGCGACAGTTAAAGTGCCAGGAGTTATGGAAGCTGATTTCCTTTTACGTGCTTACGACGACGAGAAAACGATTTCAAGCACATTGGAATTGACTTCAGCTCCGTTGGTAGTTCCTTTCACGATAGATAAAATCTATACAATGAAAGTTTTAGCAACTGTATAAAACAAGTTTAATCAAAGGCGGTGAAAGCCGCCTTTAAATACCTAAAAACCATGTCAAAGTTAAGAAAATTTAAAGTTTTAGTGATTCAACATTTGTTGAAAAACAACAAAACAGCAAAAAGTGGCGACATCATCGATGAAACCAAATTTATCAATCTTGAAGATTCATTAAAAGGCAACTATGTTGTTGAAGTTTTTGAAGATAATAGTGAAAAAGCTGATAAGTCAAAAGACAAGTCAAAATCGAAAGATAAAGACAAAACAAAGGACAAGTCAAAGGACAAGAAAGCTGACAAAGGCGATAAGAAAAACACTGATTCTGACGCTAATGTTGACGATGCCGGCGACAATACTGCTACAGAGCTTGAAAATGAGTTGAAAAAAGTAAAAAGAATGAATAAAGAAACGTTGATTGGATATGCAACAGAGAACAAATTAAGTTTTGACCCTGAAGCCAACAAACAAGTAATTCTTGATTCAATCGTTGAACAGCTAACAACAGCTAAATCTTAAAAAATGAACTATTATGGGTGGAAATTTGCTTGATAGAGCAAGAAGAGATTCAAAGAAGTACATAACTAAAGGCGGTTTCCAAGATGACATTATTTTGGAAACCGTTGATGGTTTAACCACTATTGAAACCACAGGCTTTGTTTCAAAGCATTGGATTAATTTTGGTTCAGATGGATTGCCGATGAATTCAAAAAATGCACACATCACACTTGATGAAAGTGCTTTAATACTATTAAACTACCCTGTCAGAAATAATGATAACGAAGTTCATTTACAAAACCATAGAGTTCGCACAAAGGACAGTACTGGTCAATTGAAAACTTATGTTATAAAAGAATGGTATCCTGATGAAACATTGGGCTTGATTGCCTGCATTTTGGGAGATTTTGAAGAAACAATAATAGAAGAAGAGCCATGAGTTTGATACCAGGAATTATACCGCCACAAGGATTTGAAGTCGTCAGAGATGCGATTGGCGCCATTTTGAAAACAGAATTGGAAGCTCAAAAAGTTAGACAAACGTTGACTGAAAACATAGCAGTATTCAACGCACGAAGCACACCATTTCAACATTCTGAAAAGCTGATGATTAATGTGCTTTGTGATTCAGCTGATTATGGCAGTATTAATGAAAAGTCAGCCAGCGGAATGACTAATTTTTTTATTGACATATATGTTTCAGCAAAAGAAAAAGAATCAGTTGATGGCGGCTATGCCGCAACCGTTTTAAAAGATAAGTATCTAGGTATGATAAGGTTTATACTGCAAGACCATCACTATATGATTTTAGGCTTACCTGTTGGTTCTATTTTGGGAACTTATGTTACAGGATGGGAAAATTTTGAACCAAATAATACGCAAGACACATCGTTTGTAAAGATGGCAAGACTCACTTTTTCAGTAAGAATTTGTGAAGACCAAACTTTATGGGCTGGTATTGAAATAAATACTATATTTACAAAAGTAAAATTAGACCTAACAGACTTAGGCTATCAATATGAATTAACAACAAATTAAAAAAAGAAAATTATGACTGCAATCTCAACAGCCATTGGTTTAGAACGGAAATCAAGAGTTTCCGGCTATAAAATCAAGAAAGGCTTTTTCGACAATGCAACTCCAAACCTTAGACAAGTTATTGCGATTTTTGGAGAAGCGAACACGGCTAATCAGGCGACGCTTGATTTAGACAAATATGAAGCCACATCAGAACAAGAAGTGGCTGAAAGATATGGTTACGGTTCTCCGCTTCATCAAATGATGAGGATTTTAAGACCTAGAACCAGTGACGGTATTGGTGGAATTCCAACTATTATTTTTCCTCAGGCAGTTGAGGTTGGCGCTACTGCTACGACACACACTTGGACGGTAACAGGAAACGCAACGAAAAACGCGACTCATACCGTAGTGATTGCCGGAAGAAGAAGTCTTGATTTTCAAAATTATTCGTATAACGTTGTTATTGGCGATACAGCTATTGAAATTGCCACAAAAATGGCTGACGCTGTTAATGGTGTTTTATCAAGCCCTGTTACTGCTGACGCAGACGACGAAGCTGTTGATTTAGTAACAAAATGGAAAGGATTGACATCAGCCAATTTGGTAACAAGAATTGATAATGGCGGAGTTGATGCTGGAATCACATACGTTCAATCAGCAACTGTTGATGGTGCTGGAACTGTTGATTTATCAGGTGCTTTGGCTCAATTTGGTGACGATTGGAATACTATTGTTATAAATCCTTATGGTGACAACGAAACTATTTTAGCCACTCTTGAAGCGTTTAACGGATTTCCGTTCGATGAAAATCCAACAGGACGATATGAAGGAAGAATTTTCAAACCGTTTGTTGCTTTGTTTGGTAGCACATTGGATGATAAAGATGATTTAGCTGCTATCACAGACGACGAAGCAAGAATCAATGAAGTAACCAATGTATTATGTTCAGCACCAAAATCTGAAGGTTTTCCGGCAGAAGCGGCGGCCAATGTTGCTTACTTGTTGGCGAGAACAGCACAAGACACGCCTGAGTTAGATGTTTGTGGTAAATCTTACCCAGATATGCCTATTCCTGATGATAGACTAATTGGTGACATGGCCAACTACAATAACAGAGACTTACTTGTTAAGAAAGGATGTTCAACAGTTTCGCTTGAAAATGGTAGATATTTAATTCAAGATTTGGTAACCACTTATCATCCTGAAGGCGAGATGCCATTGCAATATGCTTATCCAAGAAACTTGATGATTGATTGGAACATCAAAGATGGCTATATCATTCTTGAAAAACAGAATGTCAGAGACCACGTTTTAGTTGCTGACGGACAAGTTACTGATGTAGCCAAAAGCGTTAAGCCAAAACAATGGAAAGCAGTTTTATATGATTATTTTGAAGACTTGGGCGTTAGAGCTTTAATCAAAGATCCAGACTTTTCAAAAGGAAGTTTGACCGTTCAAGTAAGTCAAGATAATCCAGACAGATTTGAAACGTTTTTCAGATACAGAAGAACAGGAGTTGCGAGAATTCAATCAACAGACGCTGAAGCTGGTTTTTAATTATTAACTTTGTAAAAAATAAACATTATGGCAAAATATTCAGGTGGTGATTTGATTGAAATAACTTGCAATCACCCAACTTTAGGAAGTTTCAAATTCGCAACTAAATCAAATGAAAGTTATACGCTTGACCCAGGCGGGAATCGTTCAAACGACGACGCGAATGGTGTTACAGGTGATGGAACTTTTATTGACCAAGTAAATAGAGTTCGTTGGGGATTTGAAGGTCCTTTAATGGCTGACTTTACTTCAGGAAATGAAATGGACAATCTTCCAAAATTGGCCGCGAGTGCTGAATTGGGAACTTGGACATTCACACATATCACAGGCGTGGTTTGGAGAGGTCGAGGAAAGTTTGTTGGAGATATCCAAATTGACACAAACACGGCACAACTAACAGCGAAGTTGGCAGGTGGCGGAATTCTTGAAAAATTATAGTATTTAATCAGCGGGACTTCGGTCCCGCTTTAACATTTTAAAATTAGAGCAGAAATGAAAACAGAAAACAAAGTATCAAGAGAGGTTGCAATTCAAGAAGTAACAGTCTTTTTGAAAAAATACAAATCAAAAGAGTTTAGCAGAGGAAAATTGACTGATGATGTGATTGAAGAAGATTACATTGATGTTATTGAAGCCATCGAAGAAGGCTTACTTGTTTTTGACGATAAAGGAAAACCAAAGTACACGTTAAGAAATCCACTTTATGCGACAGCAGAAGACAAGAGTTTAACTGTTACAGAAGTCACTTTTAGAGCCCGAATCAAGGAATCTGATAAAAATATGTTAATGGATAACCTAGACATCAAGAAACAGATGGGAACCTACACGTTAAAATACATATCATTTATCACCCAATTAAGCATGACTGAAGTCAAAGAGCTTGAAAAGGATGATTTTGAAGTACTTAATCAAATCTGCTCGGTTTTTTAGGTCGGTGGTCACTCGGTACTCATGACGCTGAAATCAAAAGCATCGTCAATGAGTACCATTGGTCACCAGAAATTATAGGAAATTTGTACTGCGATGATTTAGATTATGAAGGATTGCTTTTTTGGTACAAAAACCTAGAAGAATTACACTCAAAAATACCCAAATAACAAAATAATAAATGCCGGCATCAATTAAAATACCAACTATATTTACAGCAGTAGACAAGTTTTCAGACATTGTTTCGAGAATGTCGAAAAATGTTAAAAAATTTGGTTCAGACGGCATTGGTGCGGTAAAAAGATTTGATAATACTATCACTTCTTCATTCAAAAGATTAAGCAATTTAAGTCAATTGGCATTGGGTCTTGGATTTGGCGCGATATTTATGTCCGCCATTAACAACAATATAGCCTACGAGGACAGCCTCGCTTCAGTCGCCGCAGTGACTGGCGCCACCGGAAAAGATTTGGCCTTTTTAGAACAGCAGGCCATGAAAACGGCTAAATCTCAAAAAATGCTTGGTGCTGATGTATTTAAAGCCTATGAATTAATTGCAAGTGCGAAGCCTGAATTATTAACCAATACAAAACTACTTGACGAAGTTACCAACGCCGCTGTTACATTATCAAAAGCGGCAAGGATGGAACTTGGTCCAGCGTCAGACTCATTAACAACTTCATTAAATCAATTTGGACTTGGTGGTGAGAAAGCATTATCGGTGATTGATAACTTGGCGGCTGGTACCGTCTATGGTGCATCAAGCATTGTTCAAACATCAGATGCCTTGTCTAAATTTGGTACTATTGCCGCGGCCACAGGTACGAAAATAGATGAATCAATTGCTTTGATACAGTTAGTGTCGCCGTTTGAAAAAGGTGCTGAAGCTGGAACAAAATTAAGAAACGTTTTATCAAATATGGCATCAGCCAAAATACTACCTCCTGACGCCATTAAAGCGATGGAAAAATATGGAGTTAGAACTTCAATCTTAACAAGCAAAACAGCAACTTTAGATGAAAAGTTGAAAGAAATGTCTAAAATTGGAAAAGACACTACGGCAGTGATTCAAGTTTTTGGAAAAGAAAATGCTGGTTTGGCTCAAGGACTTTTAAATAATGCTGACAAGTTTGATGAAATGCTTATAAACGTTAACAAATCAGGAGCCGCGATGGATATGGCTAAAACAAATACCAATACATTTAAATTCGCACTTGACAGCATTAAAACTTCGTTTTTAAACACAACAACTGCAACTCAAAGCAACAACGCGACTCTAGATATGTTTAAATCACTTCTGTTTTCGGTTGGAGATAATATGGATACGATTGTCACCGTAGTTTTAAGCCTTGTCGCGGCGTATGTCTTGATGAAAGCAATTATTATCACGACAACCGCATTGACTTGGGCTTATAATGTGGCTTTAGGGGTTTCAACAGCAGTGACGAACACAAATAATATGGCTTTGATTGGTAATGTGACGGCTCAAAATGCTTACAAAGTTGCTATGGCAATCAGCACCGCTGTTACTTGGTTAGCCACTTCAGCTTTTGGAGCTCTTGCAATCGCTATTTGGTCTGGTTTATGGCCTGTATTGGCAATCATAGCCGCAGTCGTGGCAATTGTCGCAATCTTCTTATATTGGGATGAAATTTGTGCTTGGTTTGGAGCACAATGGTCTAAATTTACTGGCTGGATTAGTGAGCTTTGGGGTAAAATTGTATCATTCTTTCAAGAATTTGATCTTAAATCATTTTTTATCGGTATTGGACAAGCCATAATAGAATGGATATTATTTCCTTTAAAAATGGTTCTTCGATTGGTTGCTTTGATACCTGGAAAAGTTGGAAAAGCGGCTCAGAGTGGTTTAGATAAATTAAACGAGATGACTGACTTGGAAGCAATGGTTGGTGATAAAAAAGCAGAAGTCCTACCAAGTACTGGTCAAGCAGGAAGCGAAGCGGTAATTAATTCAAAAACCCAAAACAATGTAGCTATATCAATAAAAGATAAAGGTAAAAACGTTGAAAGCGTTGACCAAAAAGGTCAAAATAATATTCCTATATTTATGTCAAACACTCAAAACGCTTTTTAAAATGGCAATCACTAAAGACCTACATATTTACGAAAGTGGTAATGGCGGAGAAATGCTGTTATTGAACGGTGATTTAACAATGGCTGAAACTCTTTATCAAACCATATACATTGCTTTATTTGGCGGAAATGTTGAACAATCTACATTGGGTAATGAAAATGAAAATGATGAAATAGTTAGTGTTGAGCGATTTGACTATTGGGCCAACGCTTTACTTTGGAAAGATTCAAAATCAAAACAATTTAATTCTGAAACCGAAAAAACGTTGCGAAACGTAACAACCAACAGTCTTGGAAGATTAAAGGTTAAAAGTGCCGTTGATAATGATTTGGTTTTCTTAAAAAAAATCGTCAACTTCGAATCTAATGTATTAATTTTAGGAGTTGATAAAATAAAAATTCAAATTATAATTAACGAAATACAAAATCAATCTAACAGGATTTTTCAGTTTGTTTGGGATAACGCAAAACAGGAATTGATTTTAGACAAAACTATATAAAATGGCTTACATACCAACTATTCTTGAAATATATCAAAACATTGCAAATGATTTGAAGAACAAATTGAATTTATCTGACGATGAGTTGAAAAAGGTTCTAGATGCTTTTGCGGCCGTCATAGCGGCTCAAGTAAAATTAAATTATTTGTTTTTAGCTGATATTCAAAACAATGTTTTTCCTGATACTGCTGATTCTGAATTAAATGGTGGAACATTAAATCGCCACGGTCTAATACAGTTAAACAGATTGCAACTACCAGCAACAAATGGCGTTTTCACAATTAAAGTGAATTCAGTCGTTGGTAGTGTATTAAGAGCTGGTTTAACATTTAAGTCAAATGACGACAGTTTAAATCCTGGTAAAATATATATATTAGATGTTGAGCAAATTACAGCCAATGCAGAACAGGAAATTGATGTTAGGTCTATTGATGGCGGAGTTGATTATGCTTTAAGAATTGGTGACGTCTTAACAATAACTGAACCAGTGATAGGTGTTGAGCAAACTGTTGAAGTAACTACAATCGTTGAACAACCGTTAGCGGCTGAAAGCGAAGATGTTTACAGACAACGAATAATTGACAGTATTCAGCTTGAACCACAAGGCGGAGCAAAAACAGATTATAGACTTTGGGCTTCAGACGCTCAAGGTGTTAGAAATGTTTATCCGTATGTAAAAGATTTTGAAGCTGGAACGGTGCAGGTTTTTGTTGAAGCAACTGAAATAGACAGTACTGATGAACACGGAACACCAACGCCTGAAATTTTGCAAGAAGTTGAAGATGTTATTCGTTTTGACCCAGATGAAACCAAACCAACATACGAAAGAGGTCGTTTGCCAATTCAAGCAGGATTGGAAGTTTTACCAATTGCCACAAATCCGGTTGATGTTACAATTACAGGGCTTGAAACTGATACAGTTGATATTCGTAATGCAATAGAATCTAATTTGAAAGAATATTTACTTCAAATTAGACCATTTGTAGCTGGTGGGGATTTGGCTCGAAACAAAAGTGACATCTTGTATTCTGCCAGACTTCAAGCAGTTGTTACAGACGTGATTTCATCATCGAACTTTTTTGTCGATTTTTCTATGCAGGTAAATGGTAATGATTTGTCAAGTTATTTGTTTTCTAAAGAAAATATTCCATATTTAAGAAATTTAGTATTTAATTAGTATGAGCGAAAAGACAGTACATAGTTTAGGAACGCCACACGGATTGAACACTCCGCACAAAAACCCATACGAAGTAAATCTTGATTTACAGAATTTGGGTATTTTGTCAAGTCAATTGTATCCAACGGGTAGAGCTTGGTATGGTCCTGAAAATGGAATTTTTGAAAACTTACACGCGGCAATTAATCTGTCTTTTGCCAGGTTAATTAAAGATTCTAGACTGTTTTTAGATTCTTTGTTTCCTGATAACCCAAATTTTACGTCAGCAGATGCAACTCTTTGGGAATATAGACTTGGGTTAATTACAAATGAAAGCCTCGATTTAGAATTACGAAAATCAGCAATCAGAAGAAAACTTGGCCATCCAAACAATGTTAAAGCCAGACAAAGTGCTTTATTTATCGAACATCAGTTACAGTTAGCAGGTTTTGACGTTTACATTCATGAAAACACACAACCATATCAAACGCCTGGTGATATTATAGCTATTTCGTTGAATAGCGTTCAGCATGGCGAACCAACACAACACGGAAGCGGAACACAACACGGAAGTGATGGGTATTCGGTTATTGCAAATAGTATAAGGGAAATTGAATCTTACGCTGTTGGCTCAGCAGATAATCTTTGGGCAACATTCTTTATCGGAGGACAGGTTTTAGGCGATATGGCGACAGTTCCTTACAACAGATTAAAAGAATTCAAGGAATTAGTAATTAAACTGAAGCCAGCTCACTTGGTGGCTTTTACATTTATAAATTATGTATAATGAGAAATAAAGGAACTTTAGTAAACATTGACAATTCAGATTTAGCCAAATATCCAGCTGGTAGAATCAAAAATCAAACCGGAGCCGGTGATGGAACTCCTGTAAATGAAGAGGTTTACGGTGATTTGCACGAGGCAAAAGACAAATTAATGCGTTTATATGGAATTGCTTATAATGGATTGCCTGATAATGAGACGAATGGATATCAATTAATTGACGCCTTGATTGCTTTGGCATCAAAAAATGATTTTATTGTAGGTCTTGGCGTCACCGGAGTTGTTTTGAACGTTGCTCTGAAACTTGGAAAACTAAAAGATAACGAAGCATTCATTTTAAAAGCAGGAGTTGATTTTGATGAATTAAATGTAACAATCAAAGGTTCTGATAACGTGACAAAACCAGTCACTGTTTTGGGTGAATTTAAAGTTGATGAATATGTAAGAATGATAAGTACTCCTGGCTCAATAGTCTTAATTAGAATGGTTGACTCGTTTAATCTTGATTTGATGGTTAATGAATTAGCTTACTTAAAAGCGGCCTCGATTCCTGAAGACATTGCCGGAGTGCTACTAACCAAAGCCTGTACACCTGGTTCAGCTTTGGCGGCCTTTGTGAATAGAGTAATTGGTGATGATTCAGATGATTTTTTAGCGACAGCAATTAGAAACGGATTGTATCCAAAAGAGCATTGGACAATTGTCAATGCCATTGGGGCAAATAAAGTTAGAAATATAGGAACTTTATCAAGTTGGAATGTTGAAGTTCCAATAGTTGGAGCTACTTTTCCGGTCACTGGCGATATCGCATCAGCAACCGTAACAGTAAAAAGTGACAATACGAACGTCATTAGAGTTGTGGTTAACAACACGATGACTGATTTAGCTTATTATGTTAGAACTTTTATTGAAGGAAATAGTGGTGACATAAGAAATGATAACTCAGTTGGTTCATTAATCTTTAAACCAATTAATGAAACGACATTTGACATTACTATGAGAGAATTTACAAGTCAGACGCAAAGTTTAAAAATCCATTTTGAAGTGGTTAAAATATAAAAAGAAATGAGAACAATTAAAGGACAAGGGTTTCCACAAGACGGTGATGACGTAAAATTTCCTGATGGACAAATTAGAAATGAAACAGTATCTGAATCAGGCACTCCGGTTGTTAGAGAATTGTATGGCGATATTGTCACAAATGTCTACAAAATTTTGCGTGATGCCGGAATTGAAGCTAACGAATTAGAGGATAGCGAAACGGCTGGATATCAACTTCTTGAGGCATTGAAAAAATTTGCCAATTCATTAAATGATATCAGACAGATTTTAACCGTAGATGATTTAGACATCACAGCAGTCTTTAATTTTGATTCATTGCCTGATAATTACGTTTTTATAGGACAAATCACTGAAGATATTTTGGCTGGAGAAAACTATACGATAAAGGGTGCTGGTGATGATGAATTTCCTTTAACATCTTCAGTCACTATTTTAGCGTCAAGCCTTGTTTTGGTGACTTTAAATGAAGATGGCTGTAGTATTACTCAATTAAACCAAGTTTCGACGTTGGCTGACAAATATATCGCCATACCATTTGGAACGCCATTAAGTTTTAATGACTCAAAAAATTTATTATATTATTCAGACGGCGTTTTGTTCAATGATAGTCCAATGTCATGGTTGATTGAAAACAGGATTCAAACCTTTGCAGGTACAACAGATGTTAAAATCTGCGATGTTATTTTTCACAAAAAACATCTAATTTGCTTAACGAAAAACATAGATACTGAAGCATATCAAATCTATGCTTTTCATCAAGATGATTTTAATACCGTTGTAGGTACTCCAGACATTTTAATAACCAATGCTGGTGATAATGTACCATATATGTATTGTGATGGTCAATTTGTTTATTTTTCAAATTCAACTGATGAAGTGAATGATACTGAAGAAGATTGGTTTTTTGCAAAATTCTTATTTGACCCAGACAATTTTGAATTAAACTATTCAGGAAATTTTCAAATAGAAAATGGATTTGTAAAAACCACAAATGTATTTATCACAGATGAAAAATTATTTACATTTATTTTAGGAGTTTTAACTCGATTTGAGTTTGGTGGTCTTTTGGCTAATGATAATTTAGGTTTTTTCAACACCATTAACGGTGTTGTCTTTAAACTTAATGGCTCGACGTATTATAGTAATGGTGAAATTGGTGCGAAATGGCAATATTAAACGTCAACGACAGCGAAATGATTGGCTTAACTGCTAAATTAGAAAGATTGAATAAATCAGCCTTTCCGAACGCTGTTAGAAATACGTTGAATAAAGCTGGATTTGAAACAAAAAAGCAAATTCCAAAGTCAGCTGAAAAGGTTTTTACAACCAGGGACAAGACGTTTTTTAAACGCTTTTCAATTGTGAATAAAGCAAAAGGATTTGATGTCAATAAAATGATTGCAACAGTCGGAATCAACGCAAATTTAAATCACGAATTGGCTGAAAACCTTGAAGCTCAAGAGTTTGGCGGTTTAGTAAGAGCCAAAAAACTTATTCCGCATGATAAAGCGAGGGTTTCAGGCAGTCAATCTAAACGAATAGCGGCACAGAATAAAATGCCAAAGGTTCAAATCCACAATGCCACTACGGCCTTTAAAGCACACAAAGGAACTCGTAAAAGCAAATTTATTGCCGCGGTTATGAGTACTGCGAAAAGTGGTAAAAAACATATGATGTTGAAAACCGGAACAATTGGTATGGTTTACGAAGTTACATCAATCAACAAAGGCAGAGAGAAAGTTAGTTTTAAAATCAAAAAACTATACGCTGTTAGAGATAAAAAGAATCATCAAGTACGTGGCAGACATTTTATGCTTGATGCGGCAACCGTTGCTTCAAAAGATATGGAAAAATATTATATTGAAAATGCACAATATCAATTTGACAAAGAACTAAAGAAAAAATGAGCTGGAAAGAAAGGTTAGAGAACATAAAATTTACGATTACCACAGGTGATGGCAAGTCGTTTTATCCGCTTTGGAAAGTTGCTGAAAAGGAACTTGACTTTAACGTATCTAGATATGATTTTATAGATGTTGAAGGAAGTTTTGTTGATAGAAAAAAAGCTCAAGGCAGTAAATTTCCTTTGGTGTTTTATTTTCAAGGTGATGATAATATTGAACAATGCAACGACTTTGAAAAATCAACAAAAGACAACAGGCTTTGGACTATTGAGCATCCGTTTTATGGCACGTTAAAAGGTCAGCCAACAAACTTAAAACGAAACGATTCATTCTACAACGTGACTGAAATAGTTGTTGATTTTTGGGAAAGTCTTACTGATGATTTTCCAATGTCAAAAACTTCTGTGAAAGATAATGTTCGCGCAAAAGTAACTTCAATAAATGAATTAACTGCAAGACAGATAGTTGAAAACACACAACCATCAACAAGTGATATTTCAGCACTTAAAAATCAAACCACTTTAACAGCGGCCAAATTTAAGCCTGACGCACTTTCTTTCAACGACTATGTTAATATTGTAAAAACAGGAATCAAAACCACAGACGACTTGATTACTGATACGCAAACGTCAATTGAAAACCTGCAAAAAATTGTTTCGGCACCAGCTGATTTTTATACTTCAGTAAATGATAAAATAAAATCATATAAAGATTCGTATTTGTTGATGAAAGCTTCAATCACAAGTTTGTTTGATAAGTACTTCTTTGAAGGACAGGCATCAAGTGTTATTTGCGGGATGTGTCTTGCCGCAGTTAATCCTGGTGATGATGAATACACTACAAGAAATGAAGTTGAAGCAGTGAGTGATTTGATAAATGAAATTTATGCTGATTACTTAACCACTCTAGATGCCAACCAGGTTTCGATATACGATGTTGACAATACTTGGACGCCAAATATTAATATACAGTTAAGTCTAACCAACTTGGTTTCAGAAACGTTAAATGGTTTATTTTCATTATCTTTCGACGCAAGACAGGAACGGATATATGAACTGCTTGATGACAGCAATTTAATCATTTTAACTCACAGATTTGTTGGCTTGGATGCTGATGACAAAAACATTGAAAATTTCAAAAAAATCAATGGAATTAAAAATGATGAAAATTTCATAATTAGAAAGGGCAGACAGATTAAATATTTTGTATAATGAAGATAAAAATAGCTGGAGAATTTTATAGTTTTTTTGACAAAGTAATCATCAATGAAAAACTTGATTCGGTTGCTTCGTTATTTTCTTTTGATGCAAGATTTAATCCTGATAACGAACAGCATAAAAAAATCTTTAGACCGCTGTCATATTTGCCAGTCGAAATATATGACGACGCTGGTGCATTACGTTTGACTGGCACTCTTGTAAATACTGCTTTAGGTAGCAACTCACAGAGGGATTTGCAAAATTTAAGTGGTTACAGCAAGGCCGGAGTTTTGGAAGACTGCTCAATACCTGTTTCGTCGTACCCGCTTGAAAGAATAAATGTTTCACTCACAGACATTGCTACTAGATTGTTGGCACCGTTTGGAATTTCGTTTATTGTCGAAAAATCAGCTGAAAGAAGCATGAAAGAAATCTATCCAAAAACTACGGCAGAACCCACTGATTCAGTCAAAGACTTTCTTTCAAAATTAGCTTCACAAAAAAATATCGTTTTAGGCCATACGGCGACTGGTAATCTACGTTTTTTTAAACCAGACATCCACGCAAAGTCTAAAGCATTTTTGACTGAGCAAAACACGATAACCATGTCTTTGGGCATAAATGGCCAAGCTATGCACTCAAATATCTCAGTAATTAGACAGCCGTCAAAAGAAAACATATCATTATCAGCAGTAGATACAATAACCAATCCAATGGTTTTAGCCAAACGAAGTATTGTAAAAACATTGTCGTCAGGCACTGAAACAGATACAAAAAACGCGGCTGATAATGTATTGGCAGACGAGCTTAAAAATATCAGTATTGATGTTGAGTTAAGAAAATACATTGATGTTAGGTGTGGTGACATTGTTGATGTACACAACCACGAAATCTTTTTATTTAACAGGACTAGATTGATGGTTTCAGAATTAAATGTTTCGCAATCAAAAAATGAACAATCAATGAGTCTAAAATTAGTTTTGCCTGAAACATTTACAGGACAAACACCAAAAAATATATTTGTATGACAATCGCGGTAGTGAAAGAAATTTTGATAAAAGGCGCCAAGCGTTTTTTAAAAGTCCAAGAGTATGGCGTAAAGACTGCTGATGTAGTGGCTGACTTTGGTGACGACTCTGCTCCGTTAAAGGATATGATTGCTATATACAGCAAGACAGCCATAGCAGGTGAGGAAATTATTATTGGATATATCAATTCAAACCAAATAGCACAACCAGGCGAAAAAAGAATTTTCAGCTTAATGCCTGACGGAAGTTTGTCTTTTGATATTTACTTGCGTAATGATGGAACTTGTGAAATTGGTGGCAACGTTGATAACGCTGTTAGGTATTTGGCTTTAAATACTGCTCTGCAATTACAGGTACAGGCAATAAATGCTCAATTAACTGCCATTTCTTTGGCGATTGCAGGTGTTGGCGGAACCTACACACCTGCGCCAATAACTCTAGATTTAACGTCAGCCAAAATTGAAGAAGTTAAGACTTCTTAAAGTCCTTGATTAAATCAGCTCTAGACACGATAAGCACTTTTAGAACCGCATCTATTAAATCTGTTGGTTCTTTTGTGTACCCTTCTTTTTCAAAACGCCATAACTTTGTGTAAATAGATGACTCTGTTGAATCAGACATTAACTTCGCTTTGAAAATTTGTTTTGATAGTTGTCTTTTTGTTTTGGTTTTTTTTTCAGCTGGTTCTCTTTGAATTCTAACTGAATCATTTATGATAATACAGTTGTCAATATCTAAAAATTTTGTTGCCGCCATAGTTTAAAATTTTATTGTCTTTGTTTTGACGTTTTTAATTAGTTTTTTTACTTCTTTGATAGTCTTGCCCTTAAAATCTCCTTCGTAACAGGAAATCGCTTCTTCTACTGTTATACACAGGCGCCAAATATTCCCTTCACGCTCCCAGGTTTTTGCCCATTCCAACTGCTTCCGAATGCGACTAATTTCATGTCTAGAGCCAGGTGTTTTTAATTCAGTAGCAACGTTGAATTTCTTGCTAAAAAATATAAAATCAGCCACACCAGGAATGATTCCAATAGCTCTGGCTTTAAATGCTTGAATGGCATGGTTTCGTTCATTTGAAATGTGAAACAGTTGCCCTGATTTGTCAGGATATAGCTCAGAGTGTTTCCGAGCTATATCTGACTGAAGCTTTTCCTCTCGCATTAAAAAGGTAAATCATCATCTTCATCAATGTCGCCTTTTTTACCGGACGTATCATTTGCAGAACCTTGATGGTCTTCAAAATCTTTGATGTTACCCAAAATAGGCAAGGCTTTGAATTTTTCTTTTTCTTTTTCAGAACATTCGCTCCATTTTTTGTTTCCGTTTTGAGCGATAAATCCGTTCTGTCCAAAGTCGTCTTGTGGTGTTTTTGTAACCACTGACAATGCTAAATAAACAGCGTCTTCTTTTCCTTCAACCAAACAGTTTTCTTTGATTGGAATAAACAGTCCTTTAATCTTGTCGCCTTTTTTGTTTTTCTTCGTCATAATGACGTGAACCAACTTTGTTAGCGCAATACTACCTGAGAATTTCTTTTGAGTGAATTCAGTGTTTTTGTTGCTTGGTTTTTTGTCTTTTCCTTTCTCAGGTTTTTTTGTGTCTTTTTTAGAAGACTCTTTTGCTTTCGCTTTTTCAGGTTTTTTGTCTTTCGACTTTTCAGCTTTTGCCATTTTTACATTGTTTAATTATTAATATCTATTTCTGCAATCGTTAATCACAAATTGTGTTCTGCTCGGCTTCCAATTATTTGCCGCCGCATATTCTTTAATGGTTGTTTCACCATCTCTAATCCAAAGCATTCTATATAACCAATTCATATGGTGTTTTTTAATTGAACGGTAAGCAGTTAATTCATCAAAGTCCATATCCTTAAACGCTTTTGGCTTAATTGAATGTCCTTGTTCATCAACTAATTCAGCAAGAACCAAATCAACTTCTTTTGCTTTAGTTTTGTCTGGGTATTTGAACCCGCAAAATGGACAAAGTTTGTAAGCCGCCAAAATTAATCGTTTACAGCCTTTCTTGATTTTTGCGGCGCCCTTTATTCGTTCGCCTTTTGAATCCTCGCCACATATTTTCATTGGCGGTATTCCTCCGCCTGGCTTGACCTCATCATGCCACAAACTCCAATCCCTATCTACATCGTATGGCCCAAAACGTGCTTTATTTCCGCCAAAATCCAAAACAGTGAAGTGAGTTTTAATAGGTTGATTTTTGTCCTTTAAAATTCTACCGCCACGTCCCAACATTTGCAGGTATAAAACCAGCGACATTGTTGCTCTGTACAATGCAATGACGCGAACACTTGGGTCGTCAAAACCAGTAGTTGCAATATCTACATTCACTAAAACGGCGTCGTTATTGCTTTTAAACCACTTAAACACATCATCACGTTCTCCACTCAATTTGTGAAAATGCTTTTGATATAGCTTAAACGATTTAAAGCGTTCTTTGAACAATGCTTCGTTGGCTTGATTCCATTTTTTAGGTTCCTTTGGCGCTGTTTTTTTGCTTGATATAAATTTAGCGTTCACACCCTGTTTTTTTAGCTCTTTGGCTGTCTTAATAGCGTGTTCAACGTTACAACAGAACACCATCATTTTTTGTCCTTTGCAGTGAGTTAAATAGTTTTTTACTAACCCTCTGTAGAGTTTAGCGTTATCAAACTTTTTAAACATTGAAGTTTCAGAAAAATCACCCTTCATTTTGTTTACTGCTACATTTGTCAAGTCAGGTGTGCCGCAATCAAGAATGTCACAGTTCAAAAGATAGCCTTTTTTAATTAGCCACTTGATTGGTTTTCCACGAACGATTGAATTATACTGAATACCAAGTTGAGTCATTTTTCCGGCCCTTGTTGGTGTCGCAGTAAAACCAATCACATATTTGTTTTCAAGAAAACTATCATCAAACATATGGTTGAATTCCTGTTTGTGTGCTTCGTCAATAATGATTAAGCCAACGTGGTCTCTAATAAAATTGTACCACATAGGAATTGTCATTCTGTTTCGTAACGTTTGTGACATTGCTATATAAATGCTCTTCGATTTGTCAATGAACTTGGTGCCGGCTTGAATGTAGTAAGGATTCATATCGAAGCTTTCTATCGTTCCGCCAGCTTGTGATAGAAGTTCAGTTCTATCTGTTATTATCAACACTTTTTTGTTCTTCAAAGATGTTTGTTTTGCAATATATGAAAACATTACAGTCTTACCTGAACCAGTCGGCGATTGCCCGATAACTCGTTTGTTGCCTTTTTTAAATTCCTTCAATATTTCTTTTACAAATTGTCCCTGGTGCTTATATAGTGTAATCATTCATTCATCAATATTTCACCGTTTTCAATTAGTATCTCACCGTCTTTTAATTGTGATGCTTTGAAATCACCTGTCCAATTTATGAACAGCCACAAATCTAATTCTTTAGCCATTTTCTCTAACAGCGTTTTAGTTTTTGAATCAATAGGTACGTCGTCAATCCATAAATACGGCAACGTTTTGTTTTTCTTGCTCAATAAGTAATTTTGAATCAACAAACAAATCATTGGCTTTTGAGTGCCACTATATGCAGACACTTTTCGCAGGTCTTTGTTTTCGTTGTTGAAATATTTCTTATCATAACTGCCATCGTACATTAAATAAATGTTTTCATCTTCATCATTGTTTTGGTCCGTGCAAATGTACAATCCTTTAACTCCGGTATCAATGTTAGTTAGCTTGTCATAATAGTCTTTTTTAATGTTGTTGACGACTTGGTTAGCGTCAGACCAGTCATGAAACGAATTTATAGCTTCACTGTCTTTGTTATATGTTTTGGCGCTGTTTAAAGCCTTTTCAGCCGTCTCAAGTTGTGATTTCAATTCAGTATCATCAAACGCATTTTCAGAATCTTTTAATGTTTGATATTTTTCAGATACTTCTTTATGTTCTTTCAGTAGTTTAAACAGTACTTTGTTTGATTTGAATTCTTTTGCTTTTGATTTGATTTTTCCTTTATCGTTGAATTCAATTTCATCTTCAATTTCTCCAAGATTTGGAATGTGTTTTTTGATGAATGCTTTTATTGAGTCAAGATGCTCACCATTTTCGTTATCACGCCATAATTCAAAAAGTGCGTCATTTACTTTTTTAATATTTTCAGCTTGAAGTTTTCTTGCGGTATTTTTAAGAACAATTTCACCGTTGATTTTGCGAACGTCTGCAACAATTTCAAAACCTCTAGAGCTCAATTTACTTAATTCAGCATCCCTTGTCTGCTCTAGACTCGTTTGTGCTAAAGTAATTTTAGACTCAATGGTATTGTAGTCTTTTTGCAGTTTTTCAACATCCTTTAATTTTCTACGGTCAGTAAATATCATGCCCTTTTTAGTCATGTCGTCAGCAATTCCGCCAACTTCTTTACGCTTCATATCCTTGTGGTTTCTTTCGTTTTTAGCGATTTCAATTTTGTGGATAATTCCTTTGGTATAATCAGGATGCTTTTTGTCGTAAATAACGCCCTCGGCTTCAAGTTCGTTTTTATATAGTTCCAGCAGTATGTTTCGTTGAACGGTTGGATTTTCACTTGTCAACTCATCCAGGCGCCAAGTCAACGCTGTTTGCAATGACTTTAAATAACTGGCTGGTGTTGCTCGTTGTCCGTCTATCACAACGTCTTTAACTTTGTTGCCGTCTTTATCAATGCCATAAAGGAAATAACTGAGTGACTGATTTTTGTCAGTTCTGCAACCAACATAGATGCTCATATCTCCGTCAGAAAGTTGGGCAGTGACGTCAATGTCACCATATAGGTTTTTGTCAGTTAAAACGCCGCTTCCTTGAGTAGTTAGCCGCATGGCTCTATTGAGTGTGGTTTTACCCGCACCAACTTCGCCCTTTACGATTGTTAGCCTGTTTTTTTCATTAAACGTCAAGTTGACGGCTTTTAAACCGCCAAACTGATGTTCAATTGAAAGGCCTATGATTTTAACTTGTTTCTGTTTCATATTATTTTGAAATTAGTAACTTTGAAATATTGTTTCTCGTAGTCTTCATTGTGATTGTCTGTTGTGATAGTTAAAAGAGCTTTTTTGTTTTTGATTCTTTTACCAACACCATTAACAGTTGGAAGTCCGTATCTGTGACCATCATAATACATTTCTTTAAACATCCCATTGTTGAATCTTAAATGACCGTAAACCAAATCGTTATAGTAAGCAAAATAATCAGCCACTGATAAGTTTTTAGCAAACTCAACTTCAACATCAATAGTTTTATCAATCAATTCAACATATAGTTTTTGACGAGCATCATAACGCTGTTGATTGTATTTGATTTCATCAGCTTGTTCTTGTGTTTGATAAACTTCGTCTTCAAACTTAACCCAATTATATCTATCAACTAAAATTGATTCAATAAGTTCTTTTTGCTCACCTACTGCTTTGTTGGTTAAAAACCATGAATAATAGCTTTCATCATCAACGTCTGAAAATTTTCTACCTGTATATTTACCAATTCCAAAAAAATCTGATGGAAAAGGCGATGCGTTGTTAGTTGACTTTTCAAATGAACGTGTGATACCTCTTAATTCTTCATTGATTGGAACGCCTGGATAAAGTGCTTTCACTTTGTCTAATGATATTGAAACGTTTTTGCAATAAAGATATTTATATGATGTGCCTGAGTGCCAATGCTTACCATAGGCGTCAGTGGTATAGTGCTCTTCCTGTAATACGTCCCACAATGTATAAAACTGATTAGCAAATCCTATTGTCGTCATTTTGTTGTTTTTTTATTGTTGTTCTACTCTGCGAATGTACGACAATAAATTAACCTGCAAAATTTTTCGCAAACTTTTTTTCACTTATTTTCAATTTATCTTGATTCTGTTTGTAAAAATCAATTGACTTATACAGTATTTCCCGCAGGTTACCGCCTTTGGTTAAAAATTGATTTAATGCGTTTTCAGATATGATAATTCGTTTAAGCAATGCTTCCTGGTGCATTTTAGACGCTTTGATTACTTGAATTGTAATTGGACATTCCTTCAAAAAATCTTTGTATAAATCCATTATATCACCGTCATAGTACAAATACTTTCTAATATCAATTGGCGGCTCAGATACCACATAGTAGGTGATTGGTACTTGCCAAGCAATCATCTGTCCTTGAACTTGCCAAAAGTCAATCCCCTTATCATCCATCATTTCAAAAGTTCTTTCGTAATGCGTTCCCCACGCCGTACAGGCTTTCATTTCAACACTTGCAAGAACAACACCTTTTTCATCTTCAAATATCGAATCACTTGAAACTCCAGCGTTTGGCATCATTGGAAACTGTTTAAAACCAACACTTTTGATTCTTCCATGAATTCCCATTTCTTTCAATTTTCGCTTGGTAGCTTTTTGAATAAGTGGCTCGACTTTTGTGCCGTACTGCATTTCCTTTGTCCCTTGTCCCATATCAATATATCTGCCAGTCTTACGTTCCATCGCATTTTCGTAGATATACTTTAAAGCAGTATTTCCAAAGTGAAATAATTTATCAATTTCATTCCACGTAATACGTCCGCCTGACTGCGAACAAGACATTAGATTTTTAAGTTGTGCGCCAGTCCAACGTCCTAACCGCTCTAGACGCCACTTCTCTGTTCGTTGCAGGTCTTTTGGCTTTTTAGCTTTCTTTTCCTTTGGCAAATCAAGATTAATGTCTGATTGTTTTGGTTTTTTAAATTCACTTTTTGGCATCTTTCTTTGATTTTTTAGGTTCTGTTTTTGGTGCCATGCTATATCCGGCAGATACTGCTCGTCCAAGGTTTCGTCCAAATACATTTCCAAAAGTTGCAAGGGCGTTCCCTATTGCAGAAGTCCTGGCGTTTGGCGCACAATACTCAAGCGAGTTTGGGATTTTGCCCAGCGGAAACTTATGCACTAAAGACCCACTTTTTGCCGCTATAGGCTTTGCGCCTGTGCCGGATATTGTACGGTATTCAGCATTCGGATAGCTTGGCAAACATAGTATTTTTACAGTACACAAGATTTCATTTTCAATCTGTTCATACTGTTCATCAAACACATCGAATTGGTCAAACAGGATGTCGGCCAGCGCCTGTTGTATTGGAATTGGAATGTAGCTTGACGACTTGCCTGCTCCAAGGCTTCGTGACTTAATCCAGCTTTCTTTTGGTGCTTGGTTTATTGCATCACGCCAAGCGTCTTTTGATGCAAACCTGTACGTTTCTTTTGTTTCTGACATAATTATTTTTTATCTATAGTTTCAAATCTTCTAATTGGAATCAATACTTGTTCGTTATTTAACCAAACACCAAACTCTTGAACGTCTGTATTTTCAGTCAATATATAGCAGTCATTTTCAATATCATCTTCAACGCCAATCATCCAATATGGTAATCCGTAACGAAGTTTCCAGATTTTTTTTCCGCCAGGACCATATTTGTCAAGTGTAAGAAAGTCACTTTTTACTGCGACCCTTAACTTTATGTTGAACTCGAATATCTGCTGTCTTGTTCGCTTTTTTAGATTTTTTATTTCCTTTACTATCTTTTTTGACTGAATCGCCTCCTTTGCCTTTTTTTCCGGCTTTTTTGTCTTTTTTGCTTTTTGTTTTTTCATCAATTTCTGCTATAATTTTTTTAACTTCTTTTTTAGTATAGCCAATTCTATTGTTGTGAGCCATACAGCATATCCAACAACTTTCTATCGTGCTATGTCCAGCAAAGCCAGATTCAGTTGTAGTGCCGTCAGCATTTAAAAATGAACAAAGCCAACCTCTGTCTTTCGTCATGGCTGGCACTTTTATAGGGATTAATTCACCCTCAAACTTTCTTGAATAAGGCATATGGTTTTTGAAAATCTATATTACTGTTATACTTTTCGCTTTCGACTGAAATACCACAGCCTTTTAATGCTGTGGTAACTCCAATCGCTTTCAGTGGTATTTGCCTTTTTTGCTTTTTCATATTTTTTCAACGTATAGTTTTGAAATTGGATATTTTGTTGGTTGCTCTTTTGATAGTTTTTTACGCATTCCATAAGCCAATGAAGCTGTTGAATAAGTGCCTACTATTTCGTAATCTTTCTTATTTAATTTAAATCTTAATTGATACATTTTGCTGGTTTTATCGTTGTTCTACAGAACGAATGTACGACAATATTTTTAGTCTGCAAAATTTTTCGCATATTTTTTCAAGTTTTTTATTAATACTTGATTCCATAGCTGTTGGCAATATAAAAAAACGTTGACAAAGATATTCGATTCATATTTCTACAACGGTCAAACTTCAAATCTGCGGCTTTTTGTTTATAGCCATGATTATATCTGCTTATTCTGTGAAAGTACTGCCTGCCTGTTTCACCAAAAGCATTGTACAAAGAACCAGCAATTTTTACCCAATCATTGTAATCAGTAGTGATGTCAACAGCATTCTGTTCAATTAACGAAACAACTGATTCAACTTTGTTTAGGTTTGATTTTGAAACTCCTGTAAATTTAACTTTTTTGAATTTTTTCTTTTTGGGTATTTGAAACAGTTTTGCGTCAGGATTATAGTAAGCAGTTTTGTCATAACTAAAAAACCGCAAACGAGTATAATCTTTACAACTTTCATCAATGTTAATTCCAATTGATTTAAGCGACTTTCTAAAATGTATAAAGTATTTTATCAGCTTATCTTTTTTGTCGATTTTAATAATAGCGTAGACGCCTTCATTACTGACTGAAAAGCCTGTGTACAATGTTGCCGGATGATGACTTAAATATTCCTTGACAGCGTTCATATCTGCAACCGGGTTTTCTTTCTTATCAATATCTAGACAGATTAGTTCGTTTTTTGATTTAATGTTGTCTAGATTCCTTACTTTTTTAAAAGTGGCTGAAACTGTTATGCACGGAATTTTCAGTTTGGCTTTTGGGTCTTTGGTTTTTCTGTAATTGACTATTTTGTTTTTGAGTTCATCAGGTGGGTTAATAGTGTCAGACAGCCATTTATCAAGACTGACGTCTTTTGGCTTTGTGTCTGACACGTTATTGAAATATGATACTTTTATTTTCATTATGCTTTGTCAAGCAATACCGGAGCAATTAAACCACGCATTTTCTTTTCACTAATACAGAATAGATTCTGTTTGCCAAGACTGAATTCAGCGTCTTTTTCAAATACACTTAAAACTTCAATCAACATTTTTGAATTAAAACCAATTGTCAATTCTCCTTTGAATTTGATTGGTAAATCTTCCTTAACTCTGCTTGAGCTATTTATGTTATCACAACTTAAATTCAAATTATCATTAGTGATGATTAATTTAATTGTTTGAACCTTTTCTTTTGACGACAATGCTGTTACACGTCTAATCGCTGTTAGGAACTTTTCTTTGTTAATTATAATTGGTGTGGCGTCGTCAACCGTGTCAACAATTTTTTTAAATATCTCAATAGGGAATTTTCCATTTTGTTGTATAGCCATTACCTTTTTACGTCCAAATTTGAAGAAGATAGCATTTTCGTTATACTTCATTTCAACATTTGTATTTTCGTCAAGCAGGTTTTGAATGGCTGTTGAGGCTCTACCACTAATAAGGATATCAAATTTGTCACCGCTACCTTTTACAACTTCTTGAAACAAACTAACTTTATTGGTTGAGCGTATTGTGATTTTTTTACCTATTTGAATTGACAAGTTTGCCATTGGCTCCAAATCATTATCAATAACGAATTTGTTCGCAACCTTTAAAGTCTTTTTCAAATGTGTTGCATCAATTTCAGCAGTAAGTTTCATTTTTTCGTCCTTTGCGTCTGGGTAAATAGCCGCATCTTCTAACGGGATTTTAAAATCACCACTCTTGTGCATAACGACACAATTCTTATCGTCAATTTTAAGCGTGATTTCCTGGTTCTTAATACTTTTCAATGCCGCTATAAACATCGAGTGGTTGATGCAAAAAACAACTAAATCTTCGTTCTTAATGTCAACTGAATTTTCGCAACGAACTTCGTGATTGTCACCTGTTACGGTTAGTTCGTTTTTCTTGATATCAATCTTAACGCATTGTAAGATTGGCACCATGTGTCCGGGATTGATTACTGCTTGAAGTGGCTCCAAAGCAGTAATCAGTGAGTCGCTGTTAATTTTTATTTTTGTCATTTGATATGTTTTTAAATTTTACATTCAGTTTCACTGCCGGATTTTGTGCAAGGTTTGAAAATGTTTTAGCAATTTTCAATCCCTCTTTTTCATCTTTAAACTCAACAGTTACATCAATTTCACCTTTGTAACCATTCTCAACGACGCCTTCCATAAGTTCAGCGCATTGTGATTGAGTTAATTTTTTAACATTACCTTTCAAGTCAACAAGTGAGCCGCTGATTTTTGGATAAATTCGTTCTTTTCTACCTAAATATCTATCGTGCATATGAATATCATGCAGTTGATTTGTGTTCATTGTTTTTTCCATTTTATACGCCTGTTTTTTGGTTCCAAATTACTATGTGAAGTCTTTCTGAATATCTGATGCCTTGTTGAATACATAGCTCAGCAACTATTGGTCTTGTCACAGCTAATTTGTCTTGTGTTTCGCCAGCTGGCATTAAACAGACGTTTGCCATATTAAGATGGTCACCATAGTCCTGCAAGATATCTATAAAATCTTCTTTTTGTGCGATTACAAATTTGAAAATTATCTTTTTTCTAATCTGCGGTAAATTGTTTAAGAATTGAATCACTAATGGCTTGACTCTGCGTTCATATGGTTCGCCACTGTTTGCAAGTTTTGGAGAACAGTTCCAATATTCAACATTAGAAATCATACCATCATTTGGCATAAGAGTTCCATTGGTTTCAACTTCTATGATTGGAAGAAAACCAAATTGTTCAAAAAACCATTCAATGAACTCAACTATTTTCTTTTGATGCATAAGTGGCTCGCCGCCTGTAAACACCAAGTGAGCACCATATTTTAAAATTTGAACCTCCTCATCAGTAAACACTTCACTGAATGGTGTTTTTGTGCCCTTGCGCCATACTTCAATAGTATCGCAGACCCAACTGTCAGATTGACATAATATGTTACATCCTGATAGACGTACAAAAATTGCCGGAATGCCCATTGTTTGGCCCTCGCCCTGAATACTGTAAAATTTTTCTGAAATAAATAAGTTATCTTTCATCTTCAAATGGATTAAATTGTGGATTAAATTGCATTCTATTAAACTCGTCCCAATCAAAATGAAGCAAAGTCATGTATCTTTCAACTGTTTGTTGGTCAAGTCCTGTTTTGTTTGATATAGTGGTTGGTTTGATTTCTAATTCTTTCAACCTTGCAACTGCTTGAGCGATACCAAGATAATCAAGTCTTGACTGATGCACATTAAGGGCAATTCTATAAAGCTCGTATTCGCCTGGTTTCAATTCACCTAAATTGTAGCATAAGATTTTTTTAAGTCTGAGAGCCTTTAGTGTTTTGAAATACTTTCCACCGTCAACAATTAAGTATTGGCCATCATGTTCACAAACAGTGATTGATTTATACTGCCCAAAATGATTGTTGATTCTGTTCATTGTCACTGCCACGTTTTTGTCAATTGGCTCAACAGTGTGAAAGTTTGGCTTAATTATTTTGTCAGTTTTTAAAATTTCAAATCTTCCCATACGATACCTTTTTTATTCCAAAGTTGTGTGATATATTCTTGTGTTTTTTTTGTTTCAATAATTGCTTTTTCAAGCCGTTGCCAATCGTCGTCGTAACATTCGATTGATTTCGCTTTAAATATGTCGTCTCGTTCACTAAAAGCCATTATAGGACGCGAATATCGTCCGAAAATTACCGTGCTTAATGGCGACGTAGAATCGACGCTAAAAAACGGATATCGTTCAATCAGCCCTGTTTTTGTCATTGCCAAACCGTGAACCTTAACTTTGTCACGAGTAATTGAAAATATCTTATCTAGATACGGTAACGAATCGTTCGCGATTAAAATATAATCTTGACCTTCATTAACCCAATCCTGTAAGACGGTAAAAGTAGCATTGTCTAACGTCGGATGATATACGCGACAAAATTTAGCAACCAAACCATCTAACGCCTGGACTTTGTAATACATTTCATCAATCTGCTCTTTTGGTAAATCAAGATAAACGTCAAACTCAACAAATACGAGTTTTCTATGTTTGTTTGCTTTAATGTATTCAAAGTATTCATCAATAAATTCACCAGCTGGTTTCAATTTTGTTTTACGCTTCATACCTATTGGCGTCATAGCGGCTTTGTTCCAACTATGAGCACCACTATCAACCATTAAAAAATATTCGTCATTCCAAGTGTCAATCTGCTTTCTTTCGTTAAGCATTGAATAGAGTTTTGGAACGTTGTGTTTGTAGCAGTTCAATTCACTGCCTCTGGTATCGCTACCAGCCACCATGATTAACATTTTTCAATCAGTTTAGATATATAATAATGTTCATGCCATACATTGAATTCTTGATTTCCTATATCGTTTAACATTATGTAGGTTTTAAGTTTTCTACCTAAATCACAAATATATGCGACATTATGATGTTGTTGACGCTTGTGAATACAATCGTTTAAAACCTTAACAGCAGATTCAACTTTGAATGGTTGATACAATCTGTCAGGATTTAAGATTTCAGGAAAGCTTCTAAAGTCAGGATAACATACGTCACAATCAAACAGCGTGGCTTCAATTAAAGTCCAACTCACATAGTCTTGCAAAGCTGAATTAAATTGTACTTTACTTTTTTGAAGTTCAGTATAATATTCCTCTTTTGACAGTCCGGCTTTTAAAATAAACCTATCATTTTCAGACGCTATGTATTTCATATAATCAACAAAGCCAGGTATCGAGCTTTTAAACTCACTTCCAGACGTTGTAACAACCCATTTATAATCAGTATTTTCACGTAAAAAACGCAAAGCAGTTTCAACCATAAAATAAGGATTTTTTTCCTTATCTAATCTAGATGTATAAATAATTTGGTCGCGTTTTGCGTAGATTTTTTCGCAAGTCTTAACGGCTAATTCCGCATGAATTGGCAATCCAACCACGTGAATTGGTGCTTTAAATCCGGCTTCACGAAGTTGTTGTTTATGGATGCCGCTACCAACGAAGATTCCTTTATGATAAGCATCAATACCAAGTTCAAAATGACGCATCCATTTTCTCATTGGGTGAGTAAAGTCATATTCGTCTACGCTTTGAGCGTGAAGCATTGAATAGACGTCAACTTTGATGTTATACAAATCAAGCATATAAAAGACTGATTCAATTCCCGGCGTCCAAAAGTCCTGTAAATACAAAATGTCTCCGGTTTTTACAATTCCTCCAGATATAGCATTCATAAGCTGTTGGCATTGACTCATTGAATAAACTCCCCGACCATAAGCATCTAAAACTGAACCAACCCTAATTTCGTTGGTTTCAATTTCACCACGTAATTGAATAAAATTGATTTTCTTGCTTTTAAATGTTTCAGGAATCCATTGTTCGCTGAGCTGATAAGTGTATCGCTCTTTAAGTGGTTCAAGACCAAAGTACCATAAATTTCTCATAAACTGCTCAGTTTTAAATGTCGTGACGGTCGTGAATGTAGTCTTGACGGGTTACTTTTTGTCCATTGTGAAGCGTGAAACAATACATTTCGTGACTTCTAGGACACACTTTTATAGAATCGCTACTCTTTAGCTCAGCCAACTCTGGAACGTCAATCCAAAGCAGGATATGACATTTTAAAATCATGCTTTTTGGAATCTCTTTAATGTTGTCAGGCTTTGCTTCAAGCGTAAACATTTTTTTATCCTCGTCAATTAGCTTTTCAATAATTTCCCAGGTGATTTTTTGTTGAGTGTTTGTGCCTGACATTTTTGAAATCAACGTTGGACCAATTAGTATGTGGTTAAACTTTTTAACAACTGTTTCGAAAGTGTCAAAATCATCACTCACAAACAGCGTTTCCAATCCAAAAAGACGTCCTTCAATCTCTTTGCCGTACCAATATTTTTTTCTCATAGTTCAATAATGATTTCAGCTCCGTTTTCATTGTCCTCAAGAACTTTGCAGTAATTGAGCTGAAAAGTTTCAATCAACCTAACTGCTATCATTTCACAGCTCATTGAGTTAAAATCATGCACTGATTTTTCATTGCCATACATTTTTTTCAACCACAATGTGATTTCACGCTTTAATTCAATAATCTCAACATCCCTGTCAAGGTGTGTGACTGCTTTTTTGCATTCGATGTGAAAGATGTGTCTGTGAGGAAATTTCAAGAATGAAACTTCTTCGATAGGGCACTCAGGCCAATGGTGAATGCCCTCTACTTGAAGATTTACAATGATATTACTTTTTTGCATTCTTTTTTGATTTTTTATTTGATTTTTTATCCGTTGCAGGTTTGTCAGATGCTGTTGGCTTGTCTGCCGCAGGTTTGTCAGCGCCTTTTTTGTTTTTAGTAGCATCTGTTGCCAATTTGGCTTTGTGCAATTTGATAACGCTCCAAATTCTACCGTAAGACACATCATGTTTAGTGGCGTAGGCGTTGATGTCAAATTTTGCCGGGTCTTTGTCGTAATCTGCACGAACTTTGTCAAAGAATTTTTTGTCCAATTTTTTGTGATTGCTTAAATTTGATTTAGCTTTCTTTACCTCTTTAGGCTTGTCAGCCGCTTTGTTTTTTCCTTTGTCAGCCGCTTTTGGCTTGTCTGCTGACTTATCTGTCGCAGTTGCTTTAGGCTTGTCAGCTGTTTTGTCAGCGGCTTTTGGTTTATCGTCTGCCGTTGCTTTTGGTTTGGCTGTTTGAAAATAGCGTTCTTTCAAAACGTCTACTTTAAATGCTTTTCTTTCTCCGTTCACAGTCAAACGAACTGTTCCTTTGTTTGCTGTTACTGGTAATTTTGTCAATCTGTTTGTGATTGTTCCGTCCTCACTCATATCGTAGTTAGGCGCTTCTGCTAATTTTAATGTTTTCATGATACTCGTTTTTTAAGTTTTTAAAATATTTATTTAATTAATTTGCCACAAAGTGGATAGATTCTCGTATAGTAATTGGTACCTGGTTTGATGTGCTTTGTTCCTTTAAATGTGATTTTCTCTTCAGCGATGTGGTCTTGTCTACTTGCATATCCAATACAGCCTCTGTCGTTGCTTTCAACGTTTTTAGTCCCTATCAGTTTTCCATCTACTATATATTCAATGAAAAAGCCTAATTCTTCAAACCTTGTTTCGTGTAATGTATTTGAATCCATCTTGTTTGTGTTTGTTGTTCTACTCTGCGAATATATGAACAATATTTTAACCGCAAAACATTTTGCAAACTTTTTTCAAGATTTTTTTTATTCAGCTATGTAAATCGCTGAATTCTTATCGTGCTCTATACATTCCACTGAAAGCAATTTTACTCGATTTTCTATAAAATCACTTTCAATTTGCTGTTCGATGAAGTCAAATACATACTTTGCAAAAGCTTCACAACCAACATTTGGCATAGTTCTTAATTGAATTAACTGCATTGTATCGAAGTCGTCAAAATATTCATACATAGGGTCATCACTTGCGACAACTGTTGTATGGTCAAACATATAATTGAACCAGTCTTTAATGGTTACAACTTTTTTAGGTAGTTTTCCTGGCGTGTTTTCTTTCAGCTTTGTTTTTAAAAATCCAAAGTCTTGGACCCAATTTTTATCATCAAGTCCTTTGGCTTGAAAGGTAAGTTTGAAACTAACTGAATATCCGTGTAAAAAGTTGCAATGCGAATTCGCTCGCCATTGTCTAAAACAGGTACTAAAACCGTCTACTAATTTAGTTGATTGATACATAATTATTTAGTGTTTAAAAATTCGTTTCTTACTTCTTGATTTTCTTTAAACGACCCGCCCAATTTTCTTGTTGTGGTCCAGCAGTTTTTATCCTCAATCCCTCTTGCTTTAACGCAATGGTGAACAGCTCGTATTTCAACAGCTACGTCTTCAGTTTCCAAAATTAAAACCAATGCCGCTTGTATCTGCAAAGTCAAACGTTCCTGAATTTGAGGTCGCTTACTAAAAAACCTGACAATCCTGTTTAATTTTGAAAGCCCCAAAACTTTGTCCTTTGGAATGTAGGCAACTTTGGCGACACCTTCAATGTTTTGAAAGTGATGCTCACACACACTACTCACATCAACACCGCCCTCAATAACCATTTCGTCAGCTTTGAATTTGTTATGCACGTTGGTACATTTTGGAAAGTGGTCATAATTTAATCCTTCAAAAATCTCACAGCTGAACATCTTTGCAATTCGCATTGGTGTATCCTGCAGACTGTCGTCATTTAAGTCAAGGCCTAACGCTTTCATAATGTGCGTAAAACTTTCCTCAATAATTGTTTTTTGCTCTTCAGTTTTGTATTTACCATTCACAAATGGCGTTTCAATACCAAGTTCCTTCAAATGTTCGTGAACCTGTTTTCCTAATTCCTTGTCTGTGTTCATATTATTCTTCTTGATTTTCTGGTTTCTTTAGATTGTGTGTTTCAATAAGTTTTAACACTTTCATTTCAAGCCCTGTAAAAGTTTTGAATGAAAAGAATTCACCGTTAAACATTCCCTGAAATGGATTCATCCAATTAGGTCCTTTGGCTTTGTGCCAAATGTCAAGCCCGTTTTCTTCGTTGTTGAAAGTGAATTCCTCACCGTCAATCAGTTGCTGTTTTGTGAAAAGTTGATTATTCATTTTGTTGGTTTTAGTTGTTCTACTCTGCGAATATATGACAAGATTTCTAACCGCAAAATTTTTCGCATATTTTTTTCAAATCTTACTAAAATATTTATCAATTGTCTTACTTATCATATAATGGCTTACTCCAAATTTTTGCTTCATCGCTTCATATGTATTGTTCTTTTCCTTCAAATAGAACTCAATTATCTGTTCTTCAAGATATGGCGTTAACTCAACAGGCGAAAGCTTTGTTCCGTTATTATTAAAACGGGAGGTCGTCTTGCTCTTCATTTATTTTTCCATTAAATTCATTCGCTTGATGCGAAGGTGATTCAGTACTTGCGGCTATTCCGTTATAGTCAACCCAATAACGCTGAATGCCGCCCTTCATAATTTTGTGCTTGGTGTGTTTTGCCAATGCTTTGCCCATTGGAACTGAACTCATCTTTGATTGAAACGCTGGAACATTAACCAATATTTTCTGTATCACTTCACTGCCTGAAAGCATCTCGCCATCACCCTTTGCATTGTTGCAAGTAAAGTATCGTAAAAACAATTCTTCCTCCAAACTAACAGTTCTAAATTTTTCATTTGATTGGTTGATTTCACGGATTTCATCAATATTGAACCAATGCCTGTAACCGTCTTTCCATAGCTTATACGCTTGAGCCCAAATCATATCAGGGTTGATTTTATGTCTATAATCAATACTTTTTACCTTAAACACCAACCAACGTCTGTTTCCTGTTGTATCTGATAGAAACTTATCCTCGTTGACTGAGCCTAAAAAAGATGCTCTTCTGACAAGATGTGACGTGTACCGCCCATAAGATTTACGAACGCTGATTCGTTGTCTTGTGATATATGATTTAATTGCTGAAATGTCATTGCTTCGCAAAGTTTCAAGTTCGTCCAAGTGAATAAACCAATATTGACTCAAGTACATTGTGTGGTCCTTGTTTTTGGTGTCAATATTTCCTTCATACAGATATTCAGATTGAAATTGCTTTGGCAATAATGAACGCATCCACCTGGTTTTTCCAACTCCTTGTCCGGATTGAAAAACCAAACAAACGTCATTTACGCTGTCTGTTCGCAGTAGGCAGTCAATACATCCAACAAGATACCGTTCTAAAGTTTTTTCAAAGTGCTTATCATTATCAGTCTTGATAGTTTTTGAAATCTTTTTAATCCAATTTTTACCGTCCCATTTTGCAAGGTTGTCAAAGTATTCTTCAAATGGATTGTATTCTGTGGCAAAATCCATACTTTCAATAAATATATCAACCTTGTCTGAGGGAACGTCTATGTGTTCAGCCATCAACTCAAGCAGTATTGATTTTCTATATCTATCGTCGTATTTTTTCCATTTTGAATTCTTTTTGTTTTTCCTAAACTCATAGAAGTTGGTTACAACATTGAAACGAAATATGTATTTAGATGAAATGTAGTTGAAAGCATTGCTGTTCTTTCCATTAAATTTCATTTATTTTCTATTTTTTGTTGCTTTGGTAATTCTATGAATTTTTGCGCGGTTGTATCTTTGTTCGTCTATTTCATTAACTCTGCCTTTTTTGTCAGCTTCCCAAAATTTGAAGCCGTTTTTTGTTGTAAGTAGCACTCTGCCATCTTTTAATTCTATTTCACTGCTTATTAGGTTTTGATTTTTGAATTCGGTTAGCTCCATAATTATTGAGTGGTTAATGTTATTGTTCCTTTTCTTACCTCTGCATGAATGACGTTCTTAACTACAATTCTTTGCGTGGCCGTCAATTGGCTTTGTTTTTGCATTATGAGGTTATATTCTTTTAAATATTCACCAAGCGTCTTAAATGGCATTTTAGGCACTTTGCTCATCAGCATTGGTTTCGTAAAATTCATAAATGCACTATACTCTTCATCAGTCTTGAATGACTCACGTGTTACAGGTATGGGTACTTTTTGAATTGGTTTTGGGACGATTACAGGTTTGACTGTTTGCTTATTAGCTCTAGATATTGCAATTGTTTTGCCGTGGTCTACGTGACCAATCGTGCCTAATGGTATTACTTTCTTTGCCATTCTTTCAAATGTAATTAGTTAAGCAAATCAAGGACAGGTTGTAGATACAACGACAACAAGATGAAATTTGTGAAGATGTCCTGTCCTTTATTGCTATAAAATATTTTTTGAAATGTTTTTTGATTGCTTCATCTTATTATTGCATCTACATGAGCGAAGTAAAGCATAACATTTCGGATTGGCAAGAATTATTTTTTCTTTTTGTCTTTTTTCTTATCCTTCTTTTTGCCGACTTCAGCCAACGCATCATTGTCAATGCCCTTGTCTTTCTTTTTGTCTTTGGATTTTTCAGATTTTTTATCTTTCTTTTTATCCCCTTTGACATGAGCTTCAACTTCTGCAACTACAACCGGATTATCCTTTGGCAAGTTTGCCAACAGTAAATCAACAATTCTGTTCACAACACCATCCTCATCAGTGTCTGATGTAATGATTGGAAGTTTGTGTTTGTTGATTAGCTTGATAAGTTTTGTTAAACTCATACCTGCTAAATGCTCGTGAAATTCACCAACCGTGTCATATCCGCTAACCATTTCGATAAGTTGTGCAACATCTATAGGTGGTTCGAAAGCTTCAGCCGGAGTTGCTGGCGTTAGAGTAGTCGCATCTTCGTCCTCACTGCTGTCTTTATCTTTTTTCTTATCCTTCTTTTTGTCCTTGCCGTCTTTTTCAGACTTGTCCTTGCCCTTGTCAGCCTTTTTGTCTTTTTTAGCTTCTTTTGATTCGTTTGTTGGTGCTTCAACATCCATTTCAGCCGCGAATTTTTTCATGTCATCAACAATCGCTTTAACAAAATATGCACGACCTTTATTGGTTTGCTTAACATCCAAAGCATGAGTCAACAATGACTTGCCAAACGTTCTTGTTCTGATATCAAAATCAGGATTAATTTCCAATAATGCTTCCTCAATTTCTTTTGCAATCATGTAGGTTCCTTTTGAGTCACTGGCTTCAGCGAACACAATGTGGTCAATTACCAAAGAATCTTCTTGACTGCCTGGTTTTGATTTTTGTTCAACAACTTTTTTTCCAACTGCTTCAGCAAAAGCGGCCACAACCTTTGGGTCGCCTAACGCTTCTAATACTGCTTTAACTACTAAATTCTGTTCCATTTTAAATATTTATTTATTTTTGCTTACTTCAGGCATCAGCTTTCCTATTAAATTATTTTTCTTTTTTTACAAATTTCACACTCTAATTCTCTTGAATAACGACCATGCAAAAACGCAATCACTCTCCATTTACATCTATGCTTTGTTGGTTTTTCAATCTTCTTCAATATCAGTTAATACATATCCTTTAGGTGGCAGATGAATCAAACATCTTCCATTTTCTTTATAGCACGTACAATCTTCTTCATCATCAACAATCATTGAAACTGAGTCTTCTTTATCTTCATAGTTTGTAAAAAAATCATTAAAGATTCCGGTTATTGTAAGCAGTTTTTTCATTTTGCTATATATATGGCCGTTGGTCTATCATATTTCTTTACAACACCAGCGTCAACAGAGTAATCACCAACATCTTCAATGGTTGGTTCTTTATCACACTTAACAGCATAATGAATTTGACACCCTGCCACGATTACATGATTATCTTCAGGTCCAACTTTTGCAAACCAATTTGATGACCTGATGTTTGTTTTGATACCTAAAAAGGAATCCTCAATGATTTTTACGTCACCCCAGACTGCTCTGTACTGTTTGCCGTCAGGTCCAAAAAACCAAGCGTCTGTGGTTATTAAATAGTTTCCTGTCATAATATTATGGATAAATAGGTTTTTCAATTAATAAAAAAGGCAACACACAAAGCGCAATCATGACCAATGCAAAACAACAGAACGGCAACCACAATTTGAACACTTTCTTTTCGTAATCAAAATCCTTGGTTTGTGCTTTCATAATCCTGTATTCGTTGTTGGTCTTTATGTAAAAGCCAGTCAATACTGCTGTTGTTATTAAAATTATAATTGCAAACCAACTCAATGATTCACCACAGATTGCTAATTGTTTCATCTTAATAGTGCATTGTTATATAATGAAAATTTGATGAGTGACGCAGTCTATAAAGACACGTTTCAATCAACATTGGAACGTTTCCAATATGTTTAACTAATTTGACTCTGTTTGTTTGATATAAGTCAATTTTTTCAACCTCCATCGTTCTTAAAGTTTTGTCAGTTGTGCCTGTAAAGATAGTGACATTGAAACCTGTGCTATCATTATTGATACCTTTCATTTCGCCAACTTCAATAAGTTGTTCAGCACTGATGTCAAGACCAGATTCTTCTTTCAGTTCGCGAATCACTGCCTGCATTGGAGTTTCGTCTTCTTCAATTTTACCACCAATACCATTCAAACAGCCTTTTTGCCATTCTGGTTTTTGCTTTTGGATTAACCATACCTTTTCAACATTATGTGTAAATAAAAAGGCGACTACATAATTTGTTATCATGATTTTATTGTTTTAGGTGCCGGTTTCAACGGCGTTAGATACTTTTCTTTTTTCTTTTGAAGCTTTTTATTCACTATACGATTGATTTTTCGTTTGTTGAATAACATTTCAGCTGAGCGCATCGCAATCTTCATATCAGCCAGCTCACTATATACGTCATTCAATAGCTTTTTCTTGTCGATCTTTGTTGGACATTTTAATTGGTGTAATGCAAGGCCCAATTCTTGAGACTCTTCCTGTATTTTGTCAACAGTTGCAACTTCTCCAAACTTCCTAATCAGTTGCTTGATTATCTTTAGGTTTTCAGCTGTCATTTTTTGGTTAGTGATTCAGGTTGGTTTAATTTTTCAAACTCTATTAACTTGTCTAGATGCTCAACTTTCTTTTGATAAAATATAATCAGCAAATTTAAATAAACGGTCGCCTTATCAATCAATATCATTATAAAAATTGCCACACAAAATGCTGTCCAAGGATATTCAGCCAATACTGCAAAAAAGTATTTCATAACTTAGGCGGTATAAAATTGTATGGTTACTTTGGTTTTGTCTTTTAATTCAAATCTCTTTTGATGAAAACCATTGACATTCATTATCTTTTGCTTGTCACCAATTTTAACTCTACCTGCTTCAATATATAAGCCACTAAAATTTTCTAATTGACGCATGGCATTACAAATTTTGTTGGCTATATAGATGGCTTGTTCTTTGCTTAATCCAGCGTCAACCATTTGAGCGGTGTATAATATATGATATTGAGTTGTTTTCATAAATCAAGTTTAAATAGTTTTCTTAATAGTTCAATGGTTGGGTTAAGACCTTTTAACCGTTGGTATTTTTCTAACGGTGTGCTTGGTTTTCTTTTTTGGGATTTCTTTTGCATATTTGCCCTTTATTAATGCTTTATATAATTTTTTTCCTTCCACAAATTCAGACACATAATTAGGCGTTGAATTGTAAAAATCAATACACAAATCAATCACTTCGAGTTGCTTTTTTTGGTCTTCATATGATTCTTCAAGTAAAGTAACCCATCTTGAAATTCTTTCATTAGTCCTGTTGTCAATTGCCATTTGCTCAGCCATGTTTTTTGAGTTGTCAATAAACATTTGTTTGAGTATTTTTTTAACATCTCCGTGAACAAATAAAGAATCTCCATCAGCGTAATATATAGCATAGTCTTCGCTTTCTTGACATTGAAATGAAATGGTTGTTGAAACGTCTCCAATTATTATATCTCCTTCTTGATATATTGAAAGGTTTGGTATTGAATCCCACTCTATTAAATTTGGTTGAGGATTCTGACTCGCTGGTATGTTTGATTGAGCCACTGCTATAAAAGGCAACAATAATAAGATTATTTTTTTCATAATTATTTATATTCATTTAGTCGTTCAATAATTTCAAGTTCAGTCATTTCTCCTAACTGTCTAAACAGCATCTGTCCGTCTTTGTAAATCATAAATGTTGGCAGTCCTTTAATGCGTAAGGCGTCAGCTAATTCCTGGTTCTTATCAACATCTATCTTGACAACTTTTACAGTATCATTGGCAATTGCTGAAACATTTCTAATCACCGGAAGCATTTGATTTGATGTGTCGTTCCAATCAGTGTAAAACATAATTAAGACGGCGACTTTGCTATTGATTAATTCTCCAAATTTTGACATGGCTATTGATTTAAATTGTTAAGTATTTTTGAAACTACCATGAACGGTAGAGTGTTGGTTTGGTTGTTTGATTTCATGTAATCAAAATACATTTTAGCAACTTGTATCAAGTCAGGCGTCATCTCACAGGCCTTCATATCAGCACGTCTAACAAACAGCCCAACACATTTGCCGTTGGCGTCATTTAAATGTAAAATAGATTCTTTATCCTCTATCCAAGGCGCTGGCGAATGTGTGTGTACAACGACTGGTCTTGTTGTGTTGATGGCATCAGTCATTGACAATCCTGAGCCAATTAAATTCAATATTACAATAATCTTATCAATTGAATTTACTTTTTGATAGATGAGTTTGATTTGTTCAAGGCTAAATGCAGTCGTAAATGATAATGACTCAAGTAGTCTTTCCTCTGTGAATGTTAGTCTTTTTGGCATGGCTTAATTATTGGTTCTTTTGTTCAAATACCGCGATATTTTCAGCCAACACAATTCTATTTTGATTTGTGTATCTTAAAATTACTTTGTCTGAAATTTTATGTTCAATCGTATTGTACGAATTAATATACGCAGAGTCCGACGCTCGTACAGTCGCAGAGTTCCACGCTCGTACAGTCGCAGAGTCCGACGCTCGTACAGTCGCAGAGCCCCACGCTTCAACAGTCGCAGAGTCCGACGCTCGTACAGTCGCAGAGTCCGACGCTCGTACAGTCGCAGAGCCCCACGC